TGATAACCAGGTTTGCGTTCTGCAGCTCGATCACAGGGGCCGGGGTCTCCGCAGGATCGCTGGACGCGGGAACCGCCCGCAGAGACAGCGAATAGCAGCATCCTTTCGGCACCGTGATGATCGCCGTGGATGTGACGTTGAAAAACTCTTCAACCGCCGCCGGGGTGACGATGGCCCGGCTTGTCAGCCTGGGCTCACCGTTCACCGCCAGGGCCACCGCAATGGGGCCAGCCGTGCCGCCTTCCGGCAGGGCGATGTTCCCATTGAAGGTTACCTGGTACCTGGCAAAGCAGTTGTTGGTTTTCCCACAGAGAGTAAAGATCCCCGTCTCATCCTCGTGGTAGACATAGCCGTTACGGCAGGGGATGGAGGCCGTGAAGATCGCAGGATTGTTCAGCGCAATCTGCTGAATCCCATTTGCCAAATACTCAGCCATGGTTCACACCTCCGTTAAAACGCGCCAGTTCCGCAGCCGCAACCGCATCCGGTTCCCATGGTCTGTCCGGGGCAGGTGAAAATCGGAGTCCGTCCAAAAACCGGTGTGCTGGGCACGGGGCAATTGGAAAGCCGATTGTACAAGGCATCCACCTCGTCGGTCAGGCCCTTCTGGATGAACGCATTCTGCGCGGTCTGGGACTCGCGGAACGCGCCCATATTGATCTGGTTCTGCAGGGCGACATTTTCACGCTGCGCCTGCGCCAGCTGGTTCTTGACGCCATCCAGCTCCAGGGCACAAAGCTTGTCCAGGATTTTCTGCGTGTTGTCCGCATTTGCCTGACGGGTTGCGCACGCTTCGGTCGCGATGGTGTACTTGGTATCCGCGATCGCAGCGCGGTTCTCGCAGCAGCACTCCTGCTGTTTGCTCTGGATGCCGAACAGCTGCTGCATGTTCGCCATCTGCCGGCCGTTGGCAGCGATCTCAGCGCCATAGAATCCATCCCGAACCGCGCCTGTGATAGCGTTGCCAGTCTGGCACAGATTCTGGTTGATTCCAGCAATGCCAAGCTGGACATCGCCGAAGCCGGCGGTCACGCTGTTCTGCAGGCCGGAAATGGAAGTCTGCAGGTTCTGATCCCGGAATCCATCAGAGATGTGCTGGGAGTTGTTGAGCCATGGATACAGGTAATCCAGGCCGAAGCCGTTCATGGCGCCGCCCATCATCCAGGGCATCATGCCGCCGCCGAACCCGCCGAATCCCCAGCCATTGCCGCCGATCAGCAGCAGGAGGATGATCCAGGCCCAGTCTCCGCCGAAGAATCCGCTTCCGCCGTTACCGTAACCGTTGCCGTACATCGGCTGCACAGGCATCACCATGCCGGTGCCGTTTTCATCTGTAAGTGCCATATTCTTTTGATTCCTTTCGATTTATTTATCCGAAATCGGCTATGCGCACTCACCGAAAGGGATCATGTGAAAGTTGCCAGCAAGTAAGGAAATCGTTTATTTTCAACGTTTGCAACCGTTGAAAGCCGCTTTCCAGGCTTGAGAGTCAAGTAAACTTGGAACCAACTTGGAACCAACTTGGAACCAACTTGGAACTAACTTGCGACTTACCGCCCAAGCATCCTCATAACCATCTGGAGCCGGGGATTCCCGACCTGGCCTGTTTGCAGGAGATGCTGTGTGATCTGCTTGGGATCACTCATCCCGGCTGGAATGCTGAACCCACGTTGCTTCAGGTAGGACGCCGGATTCTGCTGAATCCTGCCCATCTCCGTCCGCATCTCCTGCGGAGTGACCTGGTGCCCCTGTGCAGAGCCCCCGTTCCCGCTCAATCTGTCGAACAGACCCATCATTCATCCTCCTTTTCAGCAGGTGCCGTTTTCCGGCCCGTTTTGGACGTTTTCAGCGCCTCTGCGATCAGCGCGGCCACTTCGTCCTTCCGCACATAGTCAGCCGGGTTCAGCGGCTGCACGGGCGGCGCCGGAGGCCGTTTGTCGTAGATGTCGAAGGTTACCTGGCCGGTCACGCTGACGGATTTCACCGCAACGAACGAATCATCGCTCCCGATGATCATCTGCGTGGCACCGGCGGCCACCGGGAATTCCTCCGCAGCCTTTTCGCTGGCCGCCGGAACAACCTCCACCATGCGGCTGTTCTGCTGTTGCTGTTGCTGCACCTGTTGCTGCACCTGCGGCTGGTGCTGCTGCGCCATGTAGCGCATATAAACGGGGTCCTGGTAGTATTGTTGTCCAGGGTAGTCAGGAATAAACTGTCCGAATTGATTGATCATTGCTTATCGCTCCTTTCGCCAGTAAAATGTCGCTATTTCAGCAGATGAGTCCCATGCGTCCATGATCCATCCGTCCCGGATCGTGGCCACATGGTTCCCGGTGCCCACAACGTAGATCCCGTGCGGATGATCCTCCGCAAACTCCTCCAGGGTGTAACAGTTGGGGCAGTTGTTGGGCAGATTGTGCCGATAGAATCCGTTCTGCCGCAGGACCGCTCCCCAGACGGTATTGCTGCTCGGCATGTCTGCCATCTGATACCCGGCTTTTGCGATCCGTGAGTATGCATCCTCCCAGCTGATTCCCAGCGCAGCGGCAACCGCGCGGACAGAACAGTCACCGACCGCCCTTCCGGCAGGATTCGGGTTATAGCTCCTCCATCTGCTCACGGCTCGACTCCTCCACGCTTTCCACGTACAACTCGAATTCATGCAAACGGCCTCTGTACTGCCGGGCCATGCACAAGGCCACATCCCTGGTCATTCCGCAATCGATCAGCCGTGCAACCAGCTTGTTCACAGGATCGCCTCCTTTGCCTGTATTCTCGCGCTTCCAGGCTGTTTGCACGATGATCAGAGCGTGCGAGTTCCGTGCGAGTTGCGTGCTAAAAAAGTGCATAAAAAAAGACCGCCGAAGCGGTCGTGGTACCTTAATTCTCTATCTCCTTAATGCCAACTGTCCTGCTGTTATTATTCACTTCACCGCCTGACCAAGCCGTTTTTTGAGATATGCTTCAAAATTGTTTAATCCTTCAAAAAAATAGCCAGTATCAGCTTGAAATGCATAACCTTTTTTGTCTTTCCAATATGTACAACCACATTCATCTTCTTCATCATCTATGTATTTATTTATTGTTTGTATCGCATTCAAGCATTCGACTGCACTTTTATCTTCGTGACATTCTTTATTCTTCTCAACCGCCTCCTGATCTTTCAGCGGACACCATTTCGGCCTTGGCGACCCGTAAGGACTGACAATCTTTTTATTTTTGTCAGCTTTTACAGCCTGACAATAAATCGGATTTTCATAATGAAAACACGGGCACAAGCCACATTTTTCCGGTATCGGCATATCTATCTGAATCATTTAATTCACCGACCTTCCATCTTCGCACCGCAGTTTGGGCAATACTTGCTTAAATACTCTGTACCGTTTTGATAACTTGGAGCATAATCATGGCAAATACTACATTCCAGTCCGCCTCGCCCGTTTGTGACAGGAATCCATTTCCCTGTTTTCGCTTCCTGCTCTTTCAGCAGGGCAACAACACCAGTATACATTTCATCCAGTTCGCGATCATCCTGCACCAACTCGCACTTTGCGCAGTCCCGGTCGCATTCGTTGTGTGCGCCACGTCTCATACACTCGTGTTCAATCTTCAGCAGCTCAATCATTCGTTCTTTTGTCATTTCTTCCTTGCCCCCATATATTTCCCGCTTTTCACCCGGAAATCCGGATACTCAGCGTCTTTCGGCACAAACCAGTCCCGGCCGATCTTCACCGAGCCAGGCAGATTCCCCCTCCGGCACTTGTCCGCCACCGTGATCGTGGCCTTGCCGATCCGTCTTGCGTATTCAGCAATCGGTATCATGTTTTCCAGATCCATTGGCATCCCCTCCTCTCCTTCTGCCGATATTGTACAACAATTGAATTGTATTGTAAACATGGAAAATGATTTTTCATGCAAACAAAAAGCACATCCCGTTATCCTTTGGGGATGTGCCTGAAAAGCTTGTTTTCCGCGTCATAGACGATCTTTTTCGTGTGCCGGACAGACAGATCGAATTCTTCCGCAAGCCGTTCATAGGTGATTCCGTCAAACAGGCGCCGGGAGAGGATCGCTCTGTCACGCTCTGCGTTCGGGCCGATCATCCATTCGTGCATCAGCTGCTCGATGTCGCTCCGGCTGACCTCCGGGATCACCGTTTTACCCTTCCGGTTCCTTTGCATGTAGGGCATTCCTTTGTCGGGTTACTGGCGCTCGTCTTTTTGACTCGGATCTTCACGATCTGATGGATATGTGTTGCCACAAATCGCATCTCCTGTTCCGCTGACAACAGAATTTCCGCTGTCAGTTCTTACATCTTGCTCTACATAATAGGTTTCAAACGAATTCTCATAGATCAGCCACCCTGCGTTTGTGCCCACCAGAGCCACGATCAGGATGATGATGATGATCCATAGCCGTTTGTTCGCCCTCTCGGCCCGGTTCATCTCGCCCTCGTGGGCGAAATAGGGGATCATTGCGGATTCCTGCTCGTTCATTGTGTTGCCCTCCATATTACTCTCCCGGTTCGGGAGGTTTTACCTCCGGCAGCCCGGCCAGTGCCAGCAGCCATGCCATAATGAAGCCCAGGGCGCCGGCAGACAGCGCCGCCAGCCAGTTCACATCCCCCAGGACGATCGCCCCCGTGCCGATGTACGCCAGGGCAGACTCCGCAAATGTGCGGATCGCACGGATCAGCGCAGCCACAGCCCACTTTTTCCAGTCATACTTCATGATCAGCACTCCTTTCACTTCTTGCCTTCGATAGTATCCAATCTGTGTGTGTTTGAGGCCGCCCTGGCCTCCAGTTTCGCCAGCCGTTCCCCGTGATCGCTGATGGTCTCCCGCATGGCCCGCATCTCAACGCGGATGTCATCCACCCCGGTGATCACGCTGTCCAGCTTCGTCTGTATGATCGCACTGGCCGCGGCATCACTCCGCGTGTCCTTCCTGCTGTTCAGGATCAGGCCGATCAGCGAGATCAGCACCGCAGCGATGCTGATAACAACTCCGGTATCCATATCATCACCTCATGTTCATGATGAGGTCCTGGAGCGGCAGGCCCTCTACAAGCATATTTTCTCGCAAAAAGCAAGCCGTGAAAAGGAATAAAATGACAATTTTTACTCTTTGACCATCGTTCCGCCGTACGTTTTCAGAATCTCCTCGGCGACCGTCTGGCTGACATGCTGGATCGTCACTGTGTAAAGCGTAACCTCTCCGGACTCCATGGCTTCCCAGGTCCGCGTTCCGACCACTCCGTCCGCCTCAAGTCCGCGGTCCTTCTGGAACTGCTTCACGGCTTTCAGCGTGGTATTGCCGAATTTCCCGTCTGCTCCGTAAGGAGAAAGGTCATAGCCAAGCTGGATCAGTTTCGTCTGGAGCAGCGTAACGTATTCCCCGCTGCTCCCTTTGCGCAGGGTTGGTTTCATCGGTTGATCTCCTTCATAAAGTCCGCGCGGGACCGCATAATGCGTGGCCTTTTTGCTCAGTTTTTCCTTCTTAACCGTGCCGGAGCAATGAATCATCATCCCGCCGCCGATGTAATACCCGACATGGCTCATCTTTTTCCCGTTACGCCAGAAAATGCAGCAGAGCTTCTCCGGCATATCCTTGATCTCGCCTTTTTCCGACCAGTTGCTGTCATCATTCCACATGCTGGTGGCTCCGCCGCCTTTGTAGTGAATACCTACACGGCTGGACGTCTGTTTGACAAACCCCTGGCAATCATCGATCAGGGCGCAGTTGCCGTCAGGATAATAAGGGCATCCATCGCAGGAGGATTTGCTTCCGTTGCAGACCTGGCATTTCTTCAGCGTGACCTCAGCTTCCTCCGCAGGACAGGATTTCCGGGCTGCGTATGTTCTCCGCTGCGCCGGTGTGCATTTCTGGCCCGTGGCGCCCCAGACATACGGCCAGCCAAGTTCAGCTTCCGCACACTTGATGATCACTTCGTCTTTTTTCAGGCCCTGGCCCATCCATCCGGCGACCAGTTTATTGACTTCACTTGCGCTGTTCATAAATACCACGCTCCTGTCCAAGAGAGAAGCCGACCAGGAAACCCGTCAGGCCGACAACAACCATCATCACAACAAACAAAACCCACACCATGAGATTCACCTCTCATCGTCTTTCCAGCTTGCATTCGCCAGAGCGATCATGAATACGCCGAACATAGCGCCGAAAATCACGGCAGGAATCAGCCACCACCATGCGATCATTCTTCACCGCCCCCAGACTCTGGTTGCTGAACAGGATGCGATTCGATGAAATCCCCGCGCGTTTTCGTATAAAGAGGAAAGCCTTTTGCATCCGTTATCAAAACTGTCTGCACTTGCCGTGTGTCAGCTTTACACATTTCGCTCCACACTTCAGATGCTTTCCCTTCAGCACGATAGTATGCTTTTCCGGGATCATTCCCATAGCTTCTGCTGTCATAGATTCCTGGATCAACTGTAATCTCACTGTATGTCCCGTTTGAATCAATAACCCATGCACTAATCCGGTAAATCTGCCTTGGCATTTTACTCACTTCCTTCCAATTTGTTACTGCATTAAATCATTAATTTACGTTGTGGTCACGGTCTTCCATTCTGTCCATGATCCACCTGTTTTCCCACGTACTGCCATTATACCACCTGTCGAAATTGCCATTTGTGCAATATAGTCATTTGACATGAAGTGTTGTAAAATACCATAACTTATGTTTGACGGTCTATTTGCAGTTGAGGAAATAATACGATACATACCGAGTTCTGTTACATTGTCACAATCTGCAAGCGAACTTGAAGTATTCCTGTCGATTACAACACGGTCAGTAGTTTTTACTGTATTAGCATTTAATGCATTCAGCCCACCGCTGGCATCAGCAGAAACATTGGATGTCGTGATCTGTCCGTTCGCGCTGATATTGGCTGTTGCAACGTGCAGACCTTCCGCAACGCTGTGCGTGTTGTTCTTCACATACACGAACTGCCCTGCCGTGATTGCAGGATGCGTATCGCCGTTCGCAATGATCGCCAGCGCATCCTGAACGTTGTTCATCTGCGTCTGAAGGCTGGTAGCACCGACCGGGCCAATGGCGGCATCCAGCGTATCCGAATTCTGGTTGATCTGCGCAATGCGGATTTTGTCAGATCCGGCAGGTTTAATGAGACCCAGGTTAGTTGTTGAAGTTGCCATTACTGTTCACCTCTCTTGATCAATTCGTTCACCCACGCCAGCACAAGCTCTGGCTCGTCCCTTACTACTTCTCCTGGATCGAGCAGCTCGTCTCTGCTCACTTCCCGGATCTGCCTCAGGATATCCGGCTCGACCTGGAGGAAAGCGTCCATTCTTTCTTTTATCCAAGGAATAAACGCTTCCACGATCTTCCGTTTCATCCTGTTACTGATTCGCGCCCCCTGCACCATAAACCATGTATCCCACACAGTTCTGGTGACCATCCCCTGGTAACATTCCTGTCCGCGATGGTCCAGGTTTTCCTGCGTAATGATCAGGTTCCTCATGAACTGCCCATACGCAGCTTCATCTTCCCGGCCGCTTTGCGTAACGCTGTTGTGCCGCCTGATCCAGATATAAAGCGGATGCTGTGTAGTAATTTCACCGATCCGCGTGTGCGGAATCCTGGCAATGATTCTGGCGTTAAACTCGGAATCCTCATTGAACACCAGATCTTCGTTAAACCTGATGCCGGAATCCAGCAGAAACTGTCTTCTGTACACCTTTGCATGAGTAAAAACCCATATCTGCCGCTCCGGTGTGAAATACAGCATTTCATGGCCGTCGATCAGATCCTCCGCAATCATCTTCCCCCACAGCATGTCATAGCCATCAGCCGGAAGAACAGTAAGGATATCCCGCAGCGAGTACAGACCGGCAAACGTGTCATCGAAATCGCAGAACATGATCCAATCGCCTGTCGCGTGATCGATCCCGGCATTTCTGGCTGCGGAAACGCCTCCGTGCGGAATCTGGATCTGCTCGACTTTGTAACGGAAACCGGCAAAATTCTCCTCTGGAAACGGCTCCGTTCCGTCATGGATCAGCATGACCCGGATGCAATCGAAATCGATGCCGCGCTGCAGATTGATAATCTGGAATAATTTCTCTCCGACCTCCCACGGCTCTTTGTACCGCGGAATAACGATGTCAAGCATCAGATCCCCTCCGCATCGTCAGATTGCAGTTGCCGTACTCATGGCTGGCGTGATACAGCTCCGTGTACCCTTCGTACACATGCTCCGCGCCGTGGTTCATAGCAGTGACCTTCCTCGACTTTGCCGGATCTGCGAACAGCGTCACGCCCTGGACGACTGTCATGCCGTCCAGGTAGACGAAGATGGTCCTTCCGTCCCCGTTGTCGATGATGTGGCCGTTTACGACCGTGCCGTCATTCAGCGTCAGCGTTTCCATCTGCATCCTCCTTCTGCTCCGGAATCTGGTTAATTGCATCCCGGACGTCAGCCAGCACCTTCATGCAGCCGACCATCCTGTCCATGTTGTCAAACCCGTTGACCGTTACGCTGTCCAGCGTGTTGATGACCGCCTGAATCCTGTTCGCAAGTTCTCCCATTTTCTTCTCCTCCTTAATAGCTCGTATCTGACCAGTAATAGTAATGATTTGCAGCAGTAATTGTTGTTCCTGCGCTCTTGTAACCAAGTGCATTGAAGGACAATCCAATGCTGAAATCACGCAGCCTGACCCATGTGCCGTCCTTTTTCTTCAGCCAGATATAGCCTGTAATGCCGGTTCTTTTCTTCGTGAGCGCGCCATTGTAGGCTTGATCGCTCCCAAGTGAAATTTCATCTCCGATAACTGAATCGTGACCGGCTGTCTTTCCGCTTGTGTAAAGGCTTCCAACGCTTAATCTGGCAACATTAGTACCCGTTCCGTCGCTCTTTGTATTTACATTCACATAAGAACTTGAACCGGAACCGCCAAGAATCAAATACCCGTAAACACTACCCCTTTTTGTGAAATTACCCGATGTGTCCTGTGTCCCGAATTCTCCGGAAAAATTGCTATATGCAGTAGAACCGCTTAATTGTTCGATGACAGTTACGGAATTCGTATTCCCTTGAGGACTTGCAGATACAATATATGTCTTGCGGTCGGTACTGCTGCCACTCCACTCACCGCTTAATGAAGTGGCCCGGCTAAAAGTTCCTACGACCGTCCAATCAGGGTCCCGCACTCTTGCATAAGACAGCGTGTAAGTGTTTCCGCTTTGCTCAAGTTTTAATGCTCTTACAAAATACTGTGCATCATACGTTGTGCCGTTATATTTCACACCAAGCCAATTCACAGTAACGTTTTGTGCAAGCAGATTTGTTATGTTCGATATCTTGTTTGAAAAATAATCCGTTGTTAGGTCCGTCGCCTTCACATAGCCGTCCAGGTTAATGTGGCTTGCGCTGATGATGACGGAGCTGGCGCCGTTGTTGATCGCCGTGACGATGCTCGCCGGCTTGATCTTCGCATTTGCACCCGTTCCTTCGACCACCAGGCTGATCCTGTCCGCCTGTGTCGTGATGGAGGCATTTACTCCAGCGATGTAGTCTCCGACATCCTGTCTGATTCCGCTTTCTGTTTGCAGAACGAATGAGTATATCTTGCTGTTTGCTGTGTTTACATCCGAACGAATACTATTTGCCGTCTGTGTGATAGAACTGTTTACACCGCTGATTGCGTTGCCGACTTCCTGTCTGATACTGCTTGCCGTCTGCTGCACATACGAATAGATTTTGCTGTAAGACGAACTGACGTCCGACCGGATAGAGTCTGCCGTCTGCTTGATCGTTGCCCGGATGTTCGATTCCGTGCTGTAAACTTCTGACCGGATGGACGACGCTGTCGCCGCAATGGATGCGGACATCCGCGATTCGGAGTTTGATACCTGGATTTTGATCTGGCTGGCCGTCTGCGTGATGCTGGAGTGGATTGTCGATTCCGCTGCGGCGACCTCGCTCCTGATCTGCCCGGCGGTCTGCGTGATGCTGCTCGCCAGCCTCGACTCCGTGTTCCGGACCTCCGCCCGGATGCTGCTCGCTGTCTGCGTGATGCTCGACCGGATGGAGCTGTTCGCGGCGTTTACCTCGCTCCGGATCTGGCTTGCCGTCTGCGTGATGCTGGACGATACGTCGCTGATCTCATTTGCAACATACAGCCGGATCTGCGAAGACGTCTGGCTGATGTACGAATACAATCTGCTGTTGTCAGAGAAAACATCAGACCTGATTTCCCGCGCCGTTTGCGTGATGGAAGATCCGAGCTGGTTATAATACTCGTTGACCTGGGCCTTGATTTCCTTGGCTCCGACAGACAGCTCCGCATAATACCTTTGAAGCTCTCCGTTTGTGTACTCCAGCTGTCGCGCATATAGCTTCGCAACGTTATGCTCGACCTCAATATCCGCATCATCCAGCAGGAGCGTTCCGTCCAGGATTTCGTCCCATTGACCGTTGCGGTAAATGTGATATTTATTGCTCCGCAGCTTATTCCAATCGATCTCGCTGTCATCACTCCAGGAATAATTCAGCGCCTTTTCCCACGTGCCCTGTTCCTCCGATTCGACCCATACATCGCCTTCCCTCAAACCGCGGTTGTTGATGGATGTCGGCGCTGTTTTGCTGACAACGGACCTTGGCGTTTCTGCTACACGGGTAAGCACGTTTGTGGAAGTCTGGTGAATAAAGGAATAAATTGTGCTGGTTGCATTGCTGACATCACTTTTGATTTCCGTTGCCGTCTGCTCCAGCTTGGACATGTAAACATCCAGCAAGCCTTCATCATTGACGATACCGGCAATCTTCCGGCTGACAAAATACTCCGCAGTATTGACAACATCGGAATAGCTGACAACCTGCTGCTGGTCGCTGATCAGTTCCCATTTTCCGTTTTGCCAACCCCAGACCTTCGCGCCCTGGATCTGCGTCCAATCGTAATCCTCATCGTGCTCCCAATCGAACCCCTCTGCACCGTCCCAGGTTCCCTGGTGCGTACTTTCGACCCAGATATCGCCAACACGCGCCTCATGGCTTCCTCCGGCCTCTGTGCGCGGGTCCTTATCCTGAATCCATGTCTGGTTAGACTTTGAAACCAGGCGCTCCTCCGTGCCTTCTGCCGTCTGATTAATGTAGTGGTACAGCCCGCTTTCTGAATTGACCAGCTGCGTGAGGATATTGCTTGCCGTTTGCTGTACAAAACTATAGATTGAACTGTTATTTGCGCTGACAGCAGAATAAATCTGGTCAGCCGTCTGCTGGATTTCCGACCGGATCAACGTGCCGTCCGCCGTCCGCTGCTCCACCTCGGAAGAGATCATTCCCTCGACAACGGCAAAGCGTGTGTGCAGAAGGCCGTCCTCGGAAGTGTTTTCGACAATCAGCTGCTCCAGCGCAAGGCTTTTGATCGCGCTTTTCCCTCCGGCGCTGAAATGGTTCCCGCTGATGCTCTCGGACTTGATATCGTCACCCTTGATCGCACCGGGATGGAAAACGCCCTCGCGGATCGTGTTCTGCCGGATAATTGTTCCGCTGATTTCCGGAATCCGCCAGGTCGCGACCTTCCGCACTCCGTCCCATTTTTCAGGAGTCCCGATCGTCACGGACTCAAGCCGTCCCGTGAGAATGTTGTGCTGGACTCCGACCACCTGCGCGGAATAACTGTACCCGCGATCCTCTTCGTTGATATGCAGAATATCGTACAGATAGACCTTATCAAGATCCCTGTACTGCGCATATTCTTCCGTATCGCCAAGGGAAATGAACCGGACCGTCATCGAAACCTCAGGAATGTCGATCTTGTCATCCGTGAAGCGCTTCTGCGCGGCCTGATAGAGTTTCTCCTGGATGTTTTCTGCTGTTACGCCATCCTCGCCGATCTGAAGGCCGGTGTACAGGATTTCAAGCCTCGGCGTGGCATAATCACCGATGTGAGGGCTGTCGACAAAGCTGCTCCCCTTGTATGTCATCCAGACGAAATTGCCGTCCTCGTCCCGCCCAACAGGCGCGACGCGCGTGACAACGTTCTCGATGCTCTCCGTCCGCTCAACGCCAAGCAGATTCTTCCTGCTCTGGATAACGAATCCGCGGTCATAACCCACGTTTTTCAGGCAATAGAAGACATCGTTGTCCCGGATCAGCGAAAGGTCATACTTCGCGCAGATGCCGCTCTCAGGGTTGAGAAAGGCTTCCACAATATTCATCCTGGCATAATCCAGCTCAGACCCGATAATCGTGTCCGTGCAGTCGGAAGCAACGTTAAAGCCAAGGTCGAACATCGCATTGCTGAGGACATTCCTGCAAGCAGCAGCGCCGGAGTATTTCGTTGTTTCGTTCGGCTCCCATACCGTGGAGTTCATCCGCTGCCGGTAAAAGATGTGCAGCGCGGTTACCTCCACATAGCCGTCATTTTCAACAACATCCGTGATCTCAAAAAGCTGGTCCCGCAGTCTGGTTGGCACCATTTCCGCTTCCAGACCGGCAAAACTCGCAGGAATCTCAACAGTTTCCTCCGTCATCTGCGCGAGATCTTCTTCCGCGGCATATCCGGTGTGCTTCTTTGAAGAAACGCGTTTGTGCGGTTTATTGTCAATGATTGCGGTTTGCCCGGTCGAAACAACCTCGACGACTTCTTCCTTTTCCTCCGCAATCACACGGCCGTATTTATCTTTCAGCTTCAGACCCATTCCGTTCACCCCCTTCCCGCTGCTTTCGGCTATTCACTGATAACCCTCGTTGTGTATTTCGTTGTAGTGTTTGCATATTCGTCATCGCTGATCACCGGCGGCATCCGCACGGGCACCTGGCACCGGAGAATATTTCCGACTTTACACGCTTTCCAGCGCTTGTACTCGTCATACGAAAGCCTCATGGTAACCTGGCTGATTCCGTTCTTTTCCTCGTCGAAAAGCGCAGAAAGCGGATGCAGATCGCCGACCAGGCCGGTTGTTGTGAAATCCTGGCAATCCTTATCGTAGACATAAACATATCCGGCCATCAGACCCACCTCCAATGCGGAGTAATCGTGATCTTCGTCATATTGCTCCCCAGGGCGACAATATTCGCGCCGATCTGAAGCTCCGGGAATTCGCCGACCATTTCCATCGTTCCTGTGGATGTGTAAACATATCCGTTTTCGCAATCCACAAACACCGGCACGTTTTCCTCCATACCGAGGATCGTTACCTGATACCGGTCAATCGTAAAGCTCGCATCCCCTTCGCCTTCCAGCTCGATCAGCGGGAAAGCAACCGCCGTTCCGGGATTTGTGATCGTTCCGTCCTCCGTGAATTCCTCTTCGGTTTCGCTCGCTTCGTACATATACGGATCACAGTCAAAGTTGATCGTTGCCGTGTCGAAAAATCCCTGATTCCCGGGCACCCTGTTCCACTGTATTTCCCGCTTCACAGAAGCCTTATACGCCTTTGTGAGATCGTCGCTTGATATCAGCTTCCCCGTACCCATTGCCCAGGCATTTACGGCCGTTCTGGCCGCAGGATCGCCGTCCAGAAGCACCAGCTTGACCTGAAGTTCGATGTTCGCAAGACCCTCGTCCACGTGCAGCGCTCCGTCACGGCCCTTTACGTAGTATTCCGTGTATCTCATCGCGCCGCGTTTGTGGCTCGGCATCTGGGAAACGGCGACAGACGGAAGCTCCGTCGTGCTTACGCCCTTGAAAATCAGATATCCCATCTGTTAACCTCCCATCGCCCGTGTCCTGGCATACTCATTCCCGCGGATATTCCGCTCCGTTCTGCGCGTAGTAAGGTCCGCAACTTTGTCCCCGTTCAGGTCGACCCTGACCCTTTCAAAGGACCGCTCGATTGCTTCTGTCAGCACGGCTTCCATCACCGCCGCGTCCACACCGGCGCCGCGCCGTTCGTTTTCAGCCCTTGTCAGTACGGCCTCGCCCTTGTGCAGCGTTGCCCTGAAGCCGTCATAAGGCACATAATCCATGCCGACAGCTTTTGGCGAAGGTGTAGTCCCGCTGGCAATCGCGAAAACTCTGCTCATTTCATCTGCGGTGCTTCCGAGGATGCTGATGGCACTTGCTGCGGCAACTGCCGCGATGCTGACATTGTCCGCGCCCTCAATTGCTTTCTTCCTGGCGCGTTCCTGCTCGGTTGTGTTCTGGTCCGTAGCTTCAGACGCAGTATTCAGCGCTTCTGCTGCCTTGGCGGCAGCGCCCTCCGTATTCTTGATCGCCTCGCTGACCTCATCGATCTTTTTCTGGGCTTCTTCCGTAGTCCGCTTGGCATCCTCAATCTCACTGTTCAGAAGTTCAACTTTTGTGTCTATTGTTTTCGCGACTTCCGGATCAAGAATTCCCTCCTGCTGATTCCATATTTTCATTTCCTCCGGAGTCCTGTCGCGCTTATAAAGCTGCTCCATCGCGGTACTGAACATATCAAGGAAATCCCTGGCTGTTTCGGTATCGTTGACCTCCACGTGCATCGCATTCCACTCGACCGATCCGGGTTTATACAGACCGCTCGCATTGACGATCTCCTGATATCTCAGCACCGTCTTGAGAAGGCTATCGTTCAGGCTGTCAATTTCCAGCCTTTTCGTGTCCGCGCTGTATTCTGCTTCAAATTTCTCCTGCGAATACTCGCCAAGCAACTTATATTGCGCTGCCAGCTTGTCCTGCATGGCCTGTTGGATCGCGAGTTTGCGCAGCTCCTGAGACATTCCCTGCAGGTGCTTAATGGCGCCCTCAATATCCGTTCCGTACTGAGCAAATACTTCTTTTGACCCGCCCAGCACGGACTCCAGGTCATCCTCTGCCCGTTTCCATTCGTCTGTTTGCGCAGCTGCATCTCCATACTTCGTATAAAGTTCATCCATGTATGAGAGGATGGCCTGTGCGCGGTTGGAAGCAATCTCCGCGTCCGAAATAGAGTTTTCAAGCTCCTCGTTGATTTCCTTGATCTTGTTCCCGGATTCAGATCCAAACAGACCGTCCCAAAGGCCCTGAAGAAGTCCGCTGGCAAGACTAACGCCAACAGATACCAGGCTGCTTACAATATCATCGAAATTGAGGACCAGGTTTTTGATCGCACTGCCAACAAACTCCCCAACAGCTTCGGCAAAATCCCCAAACTGGCTCGGATCAATTGATGCCTGGCGCATCACTTCCGCAAGGGACTCAATCAGCCAGTTAACAACATCGCTGACGCCGCCGACCATCTCCGTTGCGGCTTCCAGACCGGCACTGTTGATCGTTGCCAGCAGATTGGTCGGCAAATCCGTGATCGCTTCCGAAATCGCTGTAACAAGCGTCCCGCTGCTTACGACTGTTGACGTCAGCGCAGGAATAAAGTTCGTCATATACGCGCTGAAAGAAGCTTCAAAATTCTTTACAGCGGTATCCATGTCCACCATGTCCGCGCCGCCGACAGCCGCCATCAGGTCATTCCAGGCGGCAACAAGGCTCCCTTTGCTTCCGGTGATGGTATCCGCAGCTTCCTTGGCCGTGGTTCCGGTAATGCCCATCTGCTCCTGGATCTTGTGAATCGCCTGAATCAGCTGGTCAAACGTGATGCCGTCCAGATTTTTGATCTCTTTCCCAAGGATTCCGGAATCGTTCACCAGACGGACCATTTCCTGCTGCGTACCGCCATAGCCCAACTTGCATTGTGTTAGCTGCACCTTCATCTTCCGCGTTATAAGTGCAGATCAGACTATCGCTTCACCCCATCGGGTGTCCTCTCACTTAGTCGTTCACGCTGGCATTACCCTTGCGCCCTGTCGTCCCCGCCGGGAGTTCCAAGTCAATCAGAGAGGATTCGCACATCGCCCTTCCTTTATGCGGCGAGTGCCCCCATTGTGTTAAGGTTGTCGAGCATGGTGTAGTTCTGCTTTGCGAATCCCTGGTAAGCCGTCTGGATCGCGCTGATATCCGTACCCATCTTGTTTGCGTTATCAGCCATGTCCTGGATTGCCGTGTTCGCAAGATCAGCAGCCTGTGCCGTGTCACCCTTCAGGCCCTGCAAAAGGGAAGCGGAGAAACTCGTCACCGTTTCCATATATTGATTTGCGGAAAGTCCCGTTGTCCGGAAGCTTTCCTTCGCGTATTGCATAACCCGATTTGAGGATGTCTTGAAGAGCGTTTCCACGCCGCCGACCAGCTGCTCATAATCCGCGAACGCATCAATCGCGCCGCCAACCATGTTTTTGACAGTATTGAACCCCTGCTTGATCAGGTCGGACATGATATTGCCGACAGCAACCGTCATCGCGGACATTTTGCCCGCGAGTTTCTGACCGGCAGATTCTGCCGCGCTCAATCCGCTGCGATATCCGCTGTCATCCAGCGTCAGCTTTGCGGCAAGCGTCATGATGTCCATTCTTTTCCCTCCAGTAAGCAAAGCACGTATTGTTTGATTTCTTCCGCTGTCTCCGGCTGTCTCTTCTGCAGCTGCTTCTTAAACGGATTTTCATAGGCAGCATCCACCTGCACTGAAAAATCATCCGTCGCGTCCATGTCGATATGCTTTCCGCCGGCAACGATGTACATCATCTTCGCCATGAAGCGCTCATACCGTGGCCCCTGCCCGAGAGCCTCCCTTTCAAGCAGATGCCCCAGCGCCCACAATGAAAGCGGCCTGTACGCATACACCGCGTGGACTACTTCTTGCCATCCGAACGCGGAGACGAGGCGAAAAAACCCATAATATCCTTGATGATGGTGTCCCGCAGCGCCTGTGCGTACTGGCCATCGTCCATTTCCTGAACATCCGTGTCCTCAATATTGCCGGACGCCGCGATGATCCTGTCCGCAAGATCCTTATTGTTCTTCAGCAGGAGCGCCGAAATCTGGATCACAACCGCGTTGAATTTCACCGTGTTCATACCCTTGTCGAACTTCGACAAAAGCCCAGCCATCCCATCAATTTCAAACACCTGGCCGACAAGTTCCATTTTTTCAGCCAGGTCGTTCCGTGTATTTCCCATTTTTTGTCCTCCTCACAAAAAAACGAACCGGGGCGGGGGATAACCCTCGCCCCGCAGAAATCAGATCGAGGGTTTGTCGAAGAAGACAACCTCGAACGGCGCGTAATCGTAATCAGCAACCTCGTCCTGGCATGCGTGGAACTCCACGGCCGTGGCGCCTTCGCCTTTATCGGTAAAGGTGAAGTTGAAGTTCGCGGTGTTCAGCGCATTGTACAGGCAGATCAGCACCAGCTGTCCGTCCGCAAGGTCGCCGACCCAGCAAAGATTCTCCAGATAAGCGCTGTCGCCAATCGCGGTGGGCATCTTCACTGTGGTTTTCTTGCCGCTGGTGGTCGCCGTAGCGCCAAGGGCAAGAGCAAAGTTCGCAGGCGTGGTTTCTACCAGCGTGGTAGACAGATACGGATCTGTGCTGTCCACGAAGTTGCCGCCCTTGAACCTGTACCGGAGGCCGTCGATCTGCGGATTCCGCATCTCACGGCCCACGTTGAAGGTGCCGCCGCCGCGCGTAGCGCCCAGCAGATCCGTTCCGGCGGTAATCGCAGCCGCCAGGGCAGTTTTCAGTGCGGTCGCATCCGTAATACTGGAATAATCGAAATCCTTGATGAACATACCTGCATTCAGCTGCAACTTGTCGAAGGTCGCGTTCCGCAGCGCGGTGGTAGACCCGGGTGCAGCGAACTGCTGAAGTTTAAGCTTGATCATCCTTTTCTCCCTTCCCCGGGTCAGATCCCCGGTAGTTGATAAGCGTTAACCGACAGGTTGATGTACGCATACCTGACGTCCCCATCAACCATAATCTGAATCAGCGGAGATTCCGGCCAGATGACCAGGTATCCGCCATCAAAAGAGATATTCTTCCCCTCTCCGATGGCCTGAGTGATCTGGTCCGCTTTCTGAATGATGCCCGTGTTGGATGTTGTTCTGTCCCACACCTGCGCATACATAGACGCTTTCTGGTTCCATTCCGGAACACTCATGGAATAGGTGATGTAAGGGAGTTGCGTCTCATCCGGCACCGTTCCAATCTGATAAGCGGGAAGGTCGAAGCCGCTGAAGAAACGTTTAAGTGCCGCTGCCGCCTGATACATTTCCTGTTCCCTCCGTGTTGTGTGGCAGGACCGTCTTCTCCACCTCAATAACCTGCTTGTTCAGCCGGCTGAAAGAAGGCGTTTTCCGGTCCGTCCCCGGATTGGTAACCCGATAAACCTGGCCGTTGTCTATCCTGCGGAAATATTCGTGGAAGTCCAGATCCAGCGTTTTGTCCACATAAATGTTATATGTGCGCGCCACACCCTGCTGTTCAGCCACAGTTATCTCCGGAGCCGCCTCGTACTCCCATGCCGCGTCAAACTGTGCGCCGTCAACCCAGTCCGTGACATATCCGCCGACCGGATCTTCACGCCTGGTTTTGACCAGCAGCACACATTCGACGTTATATTCGTCCATAAGGCTCATAGGCACGGTTTCCTCCATCGGTCAAGTTGGTTTCCGAACTGATCCCGCCATGTAAGCGGGCCGTTCCCTCCTGATCCTTTGCCGGATCGCAGCGTATAGCTGTACCCGTTGAAGCTTTCGCTTGCCATCGGGCTGCTCAGCGTAGCGCTGTTTGTTGCCACCCAATTGCTGATCTCTTCGGACAGCGTAAGCAATGCAGGAGGAACACTGCAAACGCGTATCGTCCCGGCGAACGTTTCGTCGCGAAGCCCCGCCGCCTCAGTATCGTCATCATTCTTGATGCCGCTTGCGTGGAAGGTATAAACGCCGTCATTCCTCCTGCTTCCGCAGACCAGGAACCGGTCACCTTCTTCCGCATCAAAAGCAGGGGAGATCGCACCGCCGGAAATGGTATACTTCACCTTCTTCGCGCTGATCGGCACGAAGTAGTTGTGAATGTTTTCCATAATTTCCTGAAGCATCGCGATCTCCCTCCTGTTATTTACTGGTTGTCCGCTTCTTCGCGGTTGCCGTTTTCCGGCCGCCTGAGGCCTTTTTCGGCGCTTCTTCCGTCCGGGCCTCCTCCGGTTCATCCTGGACTTCACACGCGCGGATCAGCCGCAATCCCGCCCGATTCCGGCCGCTTTCCAGCGCATCCAGTCTGTCCTTCGGAATCTCTCTGCCGTCGAAGGGGAAAGGCTCCCCTTCGCGGTAGAGATGCCTGTCCGTCAGATCGCGCCAGGTTGTCGCACTGACGAAAGTTTTCATCCTTCGCCGATCGTGGCGGTCTTGGTGGCGATGAACAGCGCGGTCGGGTTGAACAGCACAGGCACAAACAGGCCTTCAGCCTTCGTCCAGACGATCACAGGATCGTTCTCGACATACTGGCTTACGTACACGAACGGGGAGGACTTGCTCGCCGCCGCATCCGTGGCGCCTGCCATGAAGTTGTTTGCGCGAACGGTGGGCGGATCGCCCCACAGGCCGTCGCCGATCTTCCCGTCGCCGGCGAAGAAGGTGATCTTGTCTACGGGGTAGAACCTCCGGGCGCTGGTCACAGGACGGCCGTCGCTGCCTTCGGTCAGCGGCAGGCTGTACTGGTTATCATTCACGATGATCCGGTTGATGTTCAGCTCCTCGTTCATGAACGCTCTGAAAGCGCTGTCACGCAGGATCTGCCCGTCCATCACGTAGCCGTTCACGGCCTTCTGGAGGCTGGAATCCTTCCGCATGGCGCTCAGCATGGCCTTGCTGGTGTAGATGCCGTTGATATTCACGCCCTTTTCGGTAGCGGCGGCAAGCAGGTCTTCCAGCTGCTCGAACAGGGGCTTCTCAGCACCGGCGCCGAAATCCAGTGTCAGGTTCACATTGTCCTGGGGCACGCCATAATCGATGGTGATGTCCAGGTTGTTTTCCTTGATGGTCATCTTGCCGGTGGCCAGCACCTCGTTTTTGGCTACCTTGGAGCGTGTGAAGACTTCCTCGGAGACGGTGAAGCCGTCATCCAGCACCCGCTTTTCCAGCGCGGTCTGGGCCACAACACCGCGATCCAGCAGCTGCTGCAGGCGCTCGGTGGTGGGGATCTTCACCTTGATCAGGCCCTTTTCGATATTCTTGGTATCGATGGGCCGGCGGATGGTTTTCCGGGTCACGGTGTCGAACGCGTGGTACTGGGCCATGACCGGCAGGTTATACTCGCTGCTCATGGTCTCCCAGTAGGCCAGCAGATTGTCCGTCTTGATATCGCCGAACAGCTGATCCGCGGGCTCGTTGGGCCGGGTCACGTCATAGCCGATGTCCAGCAGATCTTTCTTGGGCACAAGGCCGAAAATGTTCTCTTCAAACATGGTTCTGTTCTCCTTTCATCAGGCTTTCGCGGTCACAGTGACGTTGCCGTAGGCGATCGCCTGTCCGGAAGCGTTCAGGGCCGCCAGGGCCAGCTTCTTGCCGGTCGCGGCGGTAATGTCATCCTCGCCGTCCCAGGCGGTCCATCCGGAAACGACTTCCCCGGGCAGCACAGTCGCTGCAGCATCGCCGACTTTATAGGCCCAGCTCTCGCCGCTCTTCAGCGTGTAGCCGGTCACGGTCAGCGCGGTATCGCCCGCGGCGGTTCCGGCAGCGGATGCGACTGTCAGCGCCTTCAGGCCGTCAATGCTGAAGTCCGGCCGGACAACAGCAGGTGCCGCCTTGCCGGTGATCCCGCTCAGCCCTGCAATGGAGCTGCCGGAGGGGAGCCGGTCGGTGTACACAACACCGGCGGTCACAACGCTGCCTGGCATATCTCCCTTGGTAACCTCCACATCCTCGTAAACGAGGCCTTTCCCTGTGATCAGGGCACCGGCAGGCACGATCTTGCTGCCGTCCGCCAGGGTAACCGCCTGCGAATGGTTCGCAGGAATGGTCATGGTCTCCCGCAGGCAATTCTCATCGGCCAGGAAAAATCCGGCGGAGAATCCGCGTCTCGTAGTGCTCTGGATAAAGCTCATAGTCTCTTTCTCCTTTCTCATTTCTGCTGGGGCGGTGCGCCATAGCGGGCTTCATGCATTTTCCGCACATACTCCCTGACGCTGCTGTCCGATCCACCCGGCGCTCCGGCAGGGGGATTGTCCACCTGCTGGCCGCGCTGTCTGGTCTGCACCTTGAAGCCGCCCCACTTTGTATCGATTGCCTTCTTCAGATCCTCAACGCCGTCCAGCGTGCCGTCATCCTTCAGCTTCATTCCGCTGTAGTCCGTGGCTGCCATCACCGCGTCCAGGGTCTTCTCGCTGATCTTTTCTTCGATCAGCAGCTTTTTGTAGGCCGCCTGTACCTTGGCGGTCTCGGCATCCCGGGCGATCTTGGTCTTGTAGTCCTCAAAGGATTGATGCTCCTTCTCGTACTTATCCTTCCAGTCCTCGCCCTTCTTCGCCTCGTCCAGGTCCTTCTGCAGCCCGGGCACCTTGTCGGCCTCGGCCTTGTACTTGGTCGCATCACGCTTTGCCGCGTCCAGATCGTCCTTCAGGGGATCTACAACCCCCCTGTGCAGTTCGACCAATTTGGTCGCGATCTCATCTGTATACGCCTCGCCCAGAATCTCCCGGATCTCCTGCCGCTTGAATGCCATATGTATCCTCCCATTTCTTCGGAGCCAGTTCCTCGGCTCTACGGAGTTTTTTTGATCATCCGGCGCGCTTCTTTGGCCGGATTTCGATCTTCACCCATAATTTTCACGAAAAATCAAGTCCCTCAAAAGGAAAAAAGTGTCAAAATTTCAGAAAATCATCCTCGTTTTTGTCAAAAATGCAAAACAAAAAGCACCGGATCTCTCCGGTGCATACTTTTGCGATCAGTCTTTTACCAATTTTCCCTTTCCAGCTGCTTCACGCGCTGCTCCAGCTCCTTGATTCTGCGATCCATCTCGATCATCAGCTCCTCTGTTCTTTCTGCAAGGCAGCGCATGTTCTCTGGCAGTTTGTACACGAAATCTTTCCCATCGGGATATGGAATGCCATACACTTCTGTCTTTTTCATATTGCCCTCCTCAAATCAATCACGCATTGCTCATAACTGTTTCGATGATCTTCTTATACTCCGCCGAATGATTCTCGGCTGCAGGACGCAGGAATGCCTTCCCCGGGATCAGTTTTCCACTGCGCGAATGGTGAGAGAGCTCAACGAAAGGCGCATACTCCACGTTCGTCCCGATCACTTCGGTGGTATCGTCATACTGCTGGTGCGTAATGCTGTTCCGCAGCCGTCCCGTGTCCACCGGGCACAGCTTCTTTGCATAACTTTCAGCCTTTCCGCCGATGATCTCCAGCGCTCTGTTTCGGGCCAGCTTTTCCGCGTCAAGCGCCTGCTTCACATGGCTTGTAAACGTTACACTCATTTTGTCACCTCACTCTTGTCAATTACTTCAACGTATATCCGAACTTTTCCTTCAACAAATCCATCTTCATCAGCCGTGTATTCGATTCTTGTCGGGCGAATAACAATTCCCCTGTCAAGGAGGAGTTCTCCCTCTGCCTTGGCCGCGTTTCTGCCAGACACTTTCTCAATGTCAATCGCATGAGTACCAGCCTTGACATCGTAAATTATCTCCACGCCATTTGACGCGTATTGTTGTAGCGCTTCTTCGCCTTTTGTAGTGCTTGTGTAACTCTTAACGACGGCATCTTTCCCGATAATGGATTTTAGGTGTTCTTCTTCCTCATACCAATCCGGTCTATGGCCCCACAATCCGCTCAGCTCATAGAAGTCTGTCCCACGGCTACACACAGTGTCTTCTGGAAGCGTCGATTTTTCCATCGCGCTGTCAATGTTCTCGATGATTCTCTTGATATCCGGGTAATTTTTAACTTCATCATTCCGCAGCGCAGTATTAATGCCGCTATACGAGGAACCAACGTACTCGTCAATGCCTTCTTTCTCTTCTTCGGTGTAGTTGGGCCGGTTGTCACGGATTGCTTCTGCTGCAGGTTTATTCCCGGCCGCTTTATTGATCTTTTTCTGCAGCGCAGATTCGTCCGCCCGCGGCTGGTTTCCGGCCTTCGCCGTCTTCCACTCGTCATAGCTCATGTCCGTGATCAGCTTGCTCTCCCTGTGGAAGACCTTGTGCTTCTTTCCGTCCGCGTCCGTCTCCTCGGTGTAATACTCATCGTAGGAAATCCGCTGATCAGCCGTCGGATCGTTCGGAAAACCGTCATAGTCATAGACCAGCGTACACCGGCAGTTGTAGATATTCGCCGGCACCGATCCCTTTGAGGACAGATCCCCCGGAAACTTAATCGGCCCGAAATCGCTCTGGAAATCGTCGTCCACGTCCACCTTCTGCCCGTCCAGGCGTCCGTGGGCGTCCCGCGTCCGGATGTCCAGGGTTGCCAGCCACACCTTTTTGCACTGGATTCCCATTCCCTTGGCCCTGTGCAGCATCTCCTGCCTCCCGGCGTTCTGGGCGCTGGTCATGGCCGTTCTCGCGTACCTTGTCATGGCCTTCATGTTCGTCTCGCCTGTTTGCACGGCGATCCGCTTCGCCAGCTTCGGAATGCTGTCCCCCTGGATCACTCCCTGCAGCACCGCGTTCGCGATCACCTCCCGGTTCCAGGCCTTGTCCTTCTGCCCATTCACCTCTTTGCGCGGCAGCAGCTCCGGCTTATCCTTCAGCAGCTTCGCAGCCGTATGTTCGTCATACACGGAAAAGGACAGGTTCATCTTCGTGTCCTGCGTCAGCTGGTAGCTCTGCCAGTTCGCGTTCTCGGCAAACACGTTCAGCATCTCTCCGTTGATCATGCCCATGGCCTTCTGGTTCGCGTTCAGCATCACGCCGGACAGCTGGTCAGCCTTCTGGTTCAGAATACTCTTCTGCAGCGTCATCAGCTTCAGGTGCTTCAGCTCGTCCTCGGTGATCGTTCCGTCGATGGCCTTCGCTTCAAGATCATGGATCTCCGGCCCAAACTTCTTCAGGTATGCGTCCAGCTCCGCCTGGATCTCCTTGGACGCTTCCCCGTAGACCTCTTTCAGCTCCTTCCCCAGCTTCAGCACGCTATCGTCCGTCGCCAGGGTGCCAGGATCGCAGCCGATCTCCTTTGCGATGTCCTGGACCGTCTTTTTGTCCTTCTTCGCCTGGTCCAGCTTTGCCCACAGCGCGGAATACTCGTCCGGCGTGATCAGCCCGGCCTTTTTCTTCTTGTTCAGGGCTTCCCACAGGCCGATGTGCTCTTCGTGCGTCATCAGGCCTCACCGCCCTCGTCCTCTTCCTCTTCTTCCTCGTCTGTTTGCATGTCCTCAAACCGGCTGAAGCTCTCTCCGTCCTTCCGGGCCAGGATGTCGTCCACCTCGTCCACGCTGATGAACGGCAGTTTCTCCAGGATCGTCTGATCGTCCAGGTTCGGCGCGGCCAGCATGACCATTTCCGTCTGCTCCTTCTGGTTGCTCACCCGGTTCCGTTTAAAGATCGGCGTCGTGCCCTCCGTCACGCCCATCATTTCCAGGATGGCCTGCACGAATTCGATGATCTCATACTCGAAATCGTCCGCTTCCTCGTCCATGGGCCAGTACCCGGCCTCGATGTGGTCATTGGTCGCGCCGGCCTCGATCGTGTGCACATCGAATCCGCCGTATTTTTCATACATTTTGTTATGCAAACGATCCAGGCACTTTTCCCGCGCTTCATACGGGATATCCTGTGAGTATCCCTGAATATGGGAATTTTCCCCGTCAACAACAGCCATGTGCTGCAGGATCAGCCGGTCCAGGAGCTGCCGTTTGTCCGCCTCTGTCATGCCCATGGCTCCGGAGATCAGCCAGTACACCTGCGGGATATCGTGGATGTCGTTGACGAAGCCGCTCAGGACCATATCCGTGGCATCGATCGTGTCCCGCAGCCTGTCCAGCGCGCTGTTCCGCATCTCCCCGGAATACAGCGGAAAAATCGGCAGCCTGGTCAGGGTTTCAGATCCGACCACTTCCTCCCCGAAGGCCTCGCTGGTCTGCACCGTTTCGATGTACGGCTTCAGTTTCTCCGCCTGCTGAAGGCTTGCAATGCTATACTCATCCGGCTTCGTCTTGTACTTGATATACCCGTTCTCCAGATACAGCACCGCCGTGATCGGCCGTTCCCCCCAGTCCAGGCTCCAGAACCGCACCCCGCCGCGCAGATCTCCGGTCTCCTCGTCATACAGCGGCAGAAACTCCGTCTTCTTGAACAGCGTATACTGCCATTCCTGCTTTCTCCGGCCCATGTGCACATACAGATAGGCTTCATGGTTCGCCAGCGCCCAATATGCCACCCGCTTCAGCGCCCGGTCGAACTTATCCCCCAGAATATTCTTCACAGGGTCCACGAAAACTGTTTTCCCGTTCTGGATTTCCTTGTGCCTCCCCGGGAAGCTGACGCCGTTCCCCAGGGAATAGCTGCACCGGTCCGTTACCAGCCGGTGAATCGTGTTGTCCATGATCTTCATGTTGCTGGCCGTAAAGTCAGGCTCCGGCAGTCCCGCCATGTTGTAGATCACCCGCACCGTCTGCTGGATCGACGTGTTCCGGCCAGCCATGTACTTTTCCTCATCCAGCGCCTTCTTGAACTCATCGCTGTTCCTGTAGGCAACCAGCGCCTGCTGAATCCACTGCGTTTTGTCTCCGGACCTTTCGTAATCCTGAAATGTGATAATGCTCAATCTCCGTCACCTTCCTGTTCGTCCTTTTCGTCCTGCTCCGCTGTTGGCACCATGACATCCGCGTCCCACGGCATCGTTCTCCAGAGTCTTCTTTCGAGATCGTCCTCAGTTGGCATAGCTGCCCCTTTCCCGCCGTGCAAACGGCGACTGATAATCCTCTCCTGACTGCCGGTCCAATATTCTGCACACACAGGACGCAGAGTCCGGCGCGTCATCGTGCTCGGCGTCCTCCGTGTAGCTCAGAATCTGGTTCAGATATTCCTGATCGGTGCCCTCCAGCCACCAGATCCGATCCCACCATTTGCGCAGGAAGGTGGAAATCTTCACATACTTGTTCTCCTTCTCCGTGTACGACGCCGCCGGGTAGCCGTACGTGCTCGAAATCTCCCGTGAAAGGTATCCCTTGTCGCCGTTCTTTTCGTTGTAGATCGGTGCGCACATCAGTCCATCAGCCGCCATGTGAACGCAGTAATCCAGCACCGTGTCCACATGCCCATGCCACATTCGGCCATACATGATCAGCCTGCCCCCGTGCCGCTTCCCACATGTAAATGCAGTGTTGTCCTCGCCACCGTAGGCCGCGTCGATGTGCGCGATACCGTCCCGCAGAAGGTCCTTTGGCTCATGATCTTTCCCAAGGATTTCCTCCACCAGCTCCTTCGTGACGAACTTCGGTGCCGTCTTAAACAGCGCGTCCTCCGCGGCAATGTGCACCAGCTCATAGTTTGCGGTGAAGAGGGAAGGCGCCATGCTCTGCCGGAGCTCCTCAATCTCCTCCCGGGTGAGCATCCCGGTGCTGTAGCAGTCGTACTTCTCCGCCTCCGGCATCAGGCAGAAGGCATCGTCAGGGTGCCACGGCGTCCCCGTGTTGATGATCCGGCCGCCAGGGTTGCGGATGTTCAGCAGCTCCTGGTAGATCAGCTTCGTCCGCTCACGCTCGGCCTTGCTCTTCCGGTCTTTCATGTTCACGATGTCGTCCGTGAAAATGAAGTCGAAGTGCTTACCGGTAATGCTCCCGCCGATACCCATGCCGACCAGCTGGCTGGTGCCCCTGGCGTCCGTGGTCAGGTTCGTGCTGATCTCCATCGCGTTGTCCGCCGTCAGCTTCAGCTGCACCCCGTAGATCACCTGGACGAAGTACGCCACCTGCGGGCTTTGCAGGATCTTGCGCACCTGGTTGATGATCTCCTTGACGTCATCGTCCGTCTTTCGTGCAAACAGCGTCCGCTTGTTCGGCAGAAGGATCAGGATCAGCGCCAGCACGATGGACAAGCACGTGGTCTTGAACGCGCCGCGGTGCCCCTGCAGCGTCATGTCCGGCGCCGTGATGTCCAGCATTTTCCGCATCCATTTCCCGTGCAGTGCCTTCAGCTTCGTGAACCCGACCATCCGGCCAAATTTCTCCGGGTGCCGCGTCAGGAAGCGCACCGCCTCAGCCCTGGTCATTTTCCGCTCCTTTTCGCATCCACAAGAGCCCGTGCCAAATCATCGATGAGAATGTGCCCGATGCGGTCGTTAAGATCGTTGTTCGTGTCCGTCAGCAGGCAGGTTTTAAGATGCAGTAATTCATGGACGAGAGTTTTCTCCCAGTCGAACGGGATCATGCGGTCGCCGTAGCAATCCGGGGAGATGATTTGCACCTTGGCACACTGATTGACCTCTTGCCAGTTTGTACATCCTGCGCATCCCTGGAGTTCCATTTCGCTCTCCATGCAACATCCGTCCAGAGAGATGCGCCAGTTCTGCAGTCCCAGCCTCTTGATCCATTCCCGGAGGAGCGCGTCATGCTCTTTTGCCAGCTTATCCGTCATCTTTCTCTACCTCATTCCTGGTCATCGATCTCTTCTCCCGTCTCGATCACGCCCCCGGTTTGTCCGCATCCCGGACACATCAGTTCCTTCAACTGTACGCCGACCGGCCGGACGTCAATCCACCGCCGGACACACCGTACACACATGACCTCGCTGACCTTGTGCGGCATCTTTTCCTCGATGGGAGTGATGTTTGCGCCCTCCTCCTGTTCCGCATCCTCCGGCATCTCATCCGGCAGCGGCGGCAGCGGCATCCACGCGTACACCAGTTCGCTGCTGAATTCTCCGTATTCAAAAGAGGAAATCTCAAAGTCCCACACGGTGTGCCGTTGTCCGTACGTTGCACCGTCGCGCCTGTCTGTCACGCTCCACCTTTTCGCGACAATATAATCGCCGTCCTCTTCCGGCAGCCTGTCCGCGGCGTACACCCACCTCATGTCACTCATGGCTGCTTCTTCGTCCTCCTGTTTTCATATCCTGCATCCGCAGGTTCGTTACCTCGCTGATCCAGCGCTTCCTGTCCGCCTTTGATGCAAACGCCGCCGGGATCTTGTCCGCGATACGCGTCAAGGCTGCTTTGTATCGCTTTTTGTAGATCCTTTTTGTCAAACCTGACGGCATTTATCCATTCCTCCCTGCAATCATTACAGAACCATATCGCAGACGGATCATACGGTACTGGTATGATCTTTCCGCATAATCTACACGGCTGTATTTTGCCCTCCTGTTTGCATCACTCGATATAGTCGTCATAGATCACGATCGTAGGCACTCCACGGACGCCCCATCCGTTAAACAGCACAATCAGGTCCTCCGGATCTCCTGTCTTTGTCGGATGCTCTTCCGCCAGCTTTTTGAGATCTTCCACGGTGTTGATCTCGCGTGTCTCTTCGTACTCGCCGCCTGACGCTTTACTGATTCTGAATTCCATTTTGCCCTCCTGTTTGCATCACAGCTGTTTCCAGAGCCCTTTCCCAATCATGTACTCTTCCAGCCGGTAATAACGCGGCGGATCTTTCTCCATCAGGTGAAGCGCCCGGATTACGCACTCTCCCAGGCTTTTCTCACATACAGAGAAATCCCCGGTGCTGATCAGCCAGTGAAGCCCTTTGTTCCATATCAGCTGCACAGTGTACTCCATGACATACTTCCCGTCATTTCTCCACTCATCATGGCAATCGATTTGTCGCTGGCGTTCATACAGGACAATCGGCCCCTTCTTTCCGTGTAGACGTTTCAACACTTTTCCCTCCTGTTTGCATCACTGCGGTATTTCCCTGCAAAGAAACTCCCGTATGGCGTCCTCGCTCGGCAGTTGAAATCTGCTGAACTGGTCGATCGTGTCTTTGGCAAATCTCAGCAGAAACTCGACCATCATCTCTTCATCGAATTCAACAATTTTCTCGTAAATCGTCATGCTTTGCCATCCTGTTTCAGTTCATCGCGCCGCCGAGCGATGTTTCGCCGATGCAGTACGCATTCACAAGCTTGTGCATGCAGTCAAACGGCGTTTTCGCCGCGGTGTCTCCGCTGTGGTACCATACGAAAGCGCCATCCCGCACAATGCGCTTGATCTTCCCGATCTCGTACCTGTCACCGTTGACGTAAATGATATACTCGCCCTCTTCAAACTCGTTCATTTTTCCCTCCGCATTTTTCTCAGATCTTCGATATCAGAAACAACGCTTTCCGCGCAGGAAACACACAGGTTCAGCTCGTTGTCCTTGTATTTTTTTGATTCCAGCTCCAGGACAAATCCGGATATGCCGTAAGAATGAAAATCAAGGTTTACCTGATCGGAACAGTCTTCTGCCAGTTCTTTTCCACAGATGTCGCAATAGATTTTAATCATTTTGCCCTCCTGTCTATACCATATAGCTGAGCAACAAAACTGCACTGTGCCAGCTTAAACATAGTGTCTTCATCTCCAAGAGTCGTCCCAAAGAAGCAAGCCAGCTGATTCAGAAATTTCGGCATGTCCTTCAGGTCAAGTTTTTCCCCTTTGCCGGTAATCTTCGGCTTTATCGTCGGAGCATTCTGGATCATTTCCGCGATCAATTCTCTGGAATCAAGCCGATCCCGGTTAACATGCTCCATCAATTCATCTGCATCAATCAGTCTCATGTTGTTCCTCCTGTTTGCATGAAGTCCGGAAGCCCTGCCCCCTCTTCCGGTTGGGTTGGCCAGTATCCCTCCATCGCTCCCGAGTCCGCTGTGTGTATGCCGTGGAATCGAACCACCCGAATACCCCGTCTGTCATTGCGGAGTCGAACCGCCGTGCCCAGTCACATACACCTGAAGCTGTGGCGCTCTAATCTGGCCGTGTTTGCATTAAGTAAAAATGCGGGTGAGGATTTGCACCTCACATGGTTGGCTACCCGCTCAATATAATGGCAAAATGTCACCAACCTCGCGCAGCGTCTACTCTTGTCTTCCCGTCTTACCTGTACGGTGCTGCCATGGTCAGCCGACTTTACCATGCAGACGGAATCTCACCGGGTCCTCCGGCATCTCGACCTCTGCATGTCTATTCCGCCACCGCATCTGTATCATGGGATATCTGCTGCCGTCACCGACTTCCATGGGCATCACCCCCCTCAGTATTCCGGTTCCTTAAACTGCGCCGCCTGGATCGGCTTTTTCGCCAGCATGAACCCCTGGAACACGAAGCACTTTTCCCCGTTCTCTTCCCCGGTGCGCATGTACTCCAGCAGCGCGTTCTCGTCCCGCTCTATCTTGGCGGCGATTTCTTTCAGGTCCTTGCCTTCGTAGACAAGCTCCCTTTCGATGTACCCACCACCGGTAAAAATTTCCAGGCTCATCTTCTTGATCATCGTTTCACCGCCATTCAATTCCAATCGTCACAACTGTCATCGTCTTCCACGATATCCCCGTTGCGTAAAACACAACAAAGGTATGTATCGTGATATTGGTCTTCATCGACAAATGCATTTGCACAGGTAAAGCAAGTACGTTCCGCTTCATTGTGGTCTGTTACTTTCATTCCCCGGCCTCCTTCACCAAATGAGCAAAAGGCTTGTCCATCTCTCTTGCTTCTTCTATCGTCTTTCGCAGTTTCTCTATTTTGAAGTCAATCTGACGCAATTTTTCATTGGCTTCATTGCGAATTGTTTGCTGCTCGATTTCCAGCCGAAGGATCTCTCTGTTGCAATCAGCAATGATTTCCGTTCCTGTTTTCATGGTAACAAGCTGATCGTCTCTCATGATGCCGCCTCCTCATCCCACGGTTTAGACTTCCATGCTCTCATCTCTGCCTTTTTATACCTGGCTTTCTTATACCCTTTTCGAAGGTAGAACAGGACAAGATTTCCGGCTTTTGATCTCCTGTAGCTGTACATTATTCCCCGGCCTCCTTCACCATTTCCTCGACCTCGGCAATCACGGCCGGCTCTACCTCGCTGACCATGACCTTGTCCACCGGCTTAAACCCGGCAGTATCCCGCAGCAGTTCCCAGAAGCGCGGATTGCCCTTTGCCACTTCCTTCACTGCCACCCGGACCATCATCTGGCCTCCGGTGATCTTCTCGCCGTCCTTACCGGTCGCGACCTCTTCCTCCATCCACAGCTGGCAGAGCTTCCGGAGATCGCCGCGCTCTTTCCTGGAAACGACAGACGCTTTTTGCGCTTCAGTCGCTCGCAAATCCCCCGCAACGAATGGCTTCCCCTTCGGCACAGGCTGACCGTTGACAGGCGAAACAAACCGCCCGTGTTCGTCCCTTTTTGCCGGTTTCCGGGCCTTCTTCTCCGTCTTTGGCATTTATCCCACTCCTTGCCTCGCAGCCGCCTGAAACCGGTCATACTGCCGCAGTTGGGCCAGCATCCGCTTCAGGTGTTTCCGCAGATCTCTCCTGTGCACCGGTCCTGCCTTCTTCATTTCCTGCCGTGTTTGCATGATCTTCTCTTCCAGCTCCATTCGCACCGTGAAAACTTTCCCTGTGCGCTGCGGCATTGTGATCATTTCCATCATTTGTTTGCCCTCCTACTCTGCTTCAAACAATCCCTCAAGCCGTCCGAGGATGTTCTCAAGCTGCCTTATTCCGCTCTCTGTAATATCATTGCCGATATACTCATCATCCGACGGCTTTATATCTTCCGTAAGCACTCTTGCCAGATCACTCAAAATCTGCCTTTTAAACTCTGTCATCGTTTGCCCTCCGTTTTCGTATGATTTCGTACTCATACCTGTCTTTCGCCGGCACCATCGCGACCATGTGGTCCGGATTTGCGTCCTGCCAGAGGTTCAGCAGCATCAGGATCGCCGCCATGGTTTCGTCATCCGGGCAAAGCCGGATCTCGAACGTAAACTTATTCTCCATCGTTTGCCCTCCTGTTCCATGCTTCGATCGCAAGCTCCCGCGTTGCCTTAACCCCGCCGGAACCGCCGCATCCTTCTCTCCCTGGCGCTGCACTACACGATACGCGCCATAGATGAATAGTCGCCAGATCAAACTCAACAGGTGAATCCCAAACCTTCAAACAGTCATCCCGTCCGCAGAACGGGCACGGCTTCAGTCCTTCAGCCATTCGCAATCGCCTTCCTTTCTGTTTTGACCTTCTTCCTCTTCTCCTTTACGATGCAGGATGACTTGATCTTCACCGGGTATTTCTTCAGGATGTTTGCCAGGCAGTCTTCCATCGCTTTCATGTTATAGACGATGACGCCTACCTTCCATGGCTTCAGGTCATGCTTAAAGTTTGCATTCTCTGTTTCTCTTTTCGCATTAACACTGTGGCCTATGTTTCGCATCCGTGCGCTGTACACATCCCCGTACAGCTTGCTCATGTGCTCACCTCTGAGGACGCCTTTCTTCAGGTATTCAGCCCGGCACCCTGTCAGGTCCTTGGTTTTGTTCTGCCCCGTTTTTCCGTACCGCATCGGGACCACCTGGACAACTGGCCTTCCCATCTGTGCGCATTTCAGCCGGTATTCAATATCATCCTCAAAATCCCCATGGAACACGTCCGGACAGCAGGAAAGGTTCAGCATGAAGAAAGAATAACAATATCTCTCTGACAAGAATTTGGTTGTCGGCTCGGAGATCCCGGCGAGATCAAATCCAGCCATCGCTGCATTTGTATTGTCAAGCACACAAGCGAGCATCGTCACGAAATCATCAAACATGTGAATGCCTGTGATCCTTCTCCGCAGAATGTGCCCGTCTTCCTTCTTGATTGATGCAATCTCAAGCAGAATGATGTTATCATCCAGCTGAACCAGATAATCGTATCCGTGTTCTCTGGCGTATTTGATCGCATAACTTCTGTTCATTGGAGCATACCAGGCGTTCTCGCTGTTCTTCATGTTGCTGACATACCATTCCCGGTAATCATCCGGCACATTGATAATCGGCCATGTGGATGTGTATCCGTCACTGTTGTTGGAGATAACAATATGATCATGACATGTCTTAAACAATTCGGTCGGACGCTGTTTAAACGTTCCTGGCCTTTTCCCCGATATCTCCGCGATCAATATTTTCTTCATGCTCCAACCCTTCCCACAGTTCTTTGATCCGTTCGATTTTGCTCTTGTCCTCGCTCTTGAAAACCACTTCGTAATAGGCTCCGTCCGTGCTTTCTGTTACAAGGCTGCTTTTTCCATCATCCAGAATGTTGAAATCTTCAAATTCCGTATATTCAAAACCGGTATATAGTTCAAAATCCTTGAGATATTCCAGCTCTTCCAGCAGCAATTTATTGTCCCATATGCTGAAATCGCTCGTTTTGTTGTCTGCGATCCGGAGTGCTCTTACTTGATCATCCGTAAGATCGTCAGCCACCCAGACTTCCGCTTCTTTCCATCCGAGTTTTTCAAGGGCTTTCTTTCTGGTATGCCATGCAATAATCACATGGTTTTTGTCTACGATGATCCGGCTGCGATATCCATATGCCTCAATGGATTTTGCAACCTCATCAACGGCATTATCATTCATCCTCGGATTTTTCTCGTATGGTTTAATATCCTTCAGTTTAAGTGTTTGAAGTCTCATGTTTCCTCCTTGTTTCCGCGTGGTGCGCCGCGTCGTATTTCAGATGGCACGGCGCACACATTGCTTTCATGTTTTCCGGCCTGCAGTCCTCCGGCTGGTGGTTCAAGTGTGCCACTGTCAGCGTCCGCCTGTGTGTGTCAAACGGTTCCCCTGGCTTCCGGCACTGCTTTCCGCATTCCTCGCACTTCCATCCGGCGCTTTCTTTCTTCTCAAAAGCGATCCGCTTCCAGTCCGCCGGATATCTCGCCTTGTCCATCGGCATTGTGTTCGCCCTCCAATTCTTTGATTACTTCCTCCCATGTTCTGATCCTGTATGGCAATGGCACGTCTCCGAACATCGGAGCGTTGTCCTCATCGTCATAGGCATGGATCATTCCGCTTCAATCCTCCAGATCTTTTCCTTTACCATGGCAAACGGCTCGCAATTATAGTCGCACTCAACCCATCCGGCAGCCCGAAGTGCATCCATCGCCGATTCCTCAGATATCGACATGCCCGCTCCCAGGTACAGTCTCTTCTCCAGCTCCGTCTTTACCTGCGGATGCAGATCCCGGCTGGCCCGGATTGCTCCGATCAGAAAATCAGTCGTCATGTTTGCCCTCCTGTTAGAACATCAGTTCTTTAATCCTGTGCGCCATTCCCATGACGCCGTCTGACAATGCATTGATCATTTCAATCTGCTCCTGCATGCATTGTACTTCCGGAGCTCCTGCTTTCTCTTCCGGCCTCGGCGCGCCGATCATGTTCTCAATGATCGCCATCAGGCAGATGTTCGTTTCCGTCAGCTTTTTCTAAATCCCGCAGAGAGCTTCCCTCATTGGAACCTCGCGCATCGGTTCTCCGCAAATCGGCGTCTCGGTGTAATTCATTCTCTCTCTCCTCCTGTTTCACAATCTGGATCTCATACCCCAGCGCCTTAAGCAGCTGTGAAAATACGCTCAGCTTGCAGTTTCCGCGCCGGTACGTGTTGCTGACCAGCTTCCCGAATTCGTCAAACCCGGCCCTCCGGCACCATTCCGCCTGCGTCAGCCCTGCTTCCCTGGCAATCCTGTCAGCCTGGCTGATCAATTGTCTCGCGTCCATTGTTTCACCTCACTCAAAGCGCTGAAAAGGAAAAAAGTGTCAAAATATATTCCCGCTTTTGTCAAATTTCTTTATCCTGTGCTGTCCTCCGCCAGATGAATCCATTTTAAACTCCGGGCACTCGATCACCAGATAACTTGAACTGTCCCCGGCACACCATTTCAATCGTGTCGGAATCGCTTTCCATCCGTTCACCGGGGAATGCTTCCAATGATCCGACCAGGAGCATTCCCCGGTATTCGCTTTCGCACAATCCCAGCAAAGTGTCGGCTGCACATATTTCGGCATACTGTCACCCCAGCCGAAGCATCCTGTTCATCGCTTCGCCCTGCTCATCCGAATAATCACGCTGTTCATACTGCTGGGCGGCAACAGTTCTGCCGGCCTTTGGTTTCCGCGGTTCTCCATTCAGTACAGCCTTCAGATATGCCAGGTTCGGCGCGCCGTGGTCAACGCAGCTCGTCAGCCCGTCCAGAACCTTCACCAGCCCGTGTTCCGCGTACAGAGCAATGAGCGCAGCCCTCACGTCATTGCTCATTTTGAATCCGGCATCCTCCGCGGCGTTCAGAACCCTGTCGTGGTCATCCCGGATCTCTCTGGCCTCCGCGGAAGTGATCAGCTGATCATCGTCGTCGGCATGGAAAGAAGAAGATAAATTACTTTCCTTTTCATTCCTTTCCTTTTCTTTTCTTTCCTTTATAGCTTTTATTTGGTTTCCTTTGGTTTTGTCTGGTTCTGTTTGGTTATCTTTGGTTTTAGGCCTTCCGCCCTTCATTCCGTTCTGCCGGAGTATCTCGTTCTTTTCGGCTGTGAGATCAATCTGTTGCTTGGCTACAGGCCACAGGAAGCGCTCGTTCCCATCAATGTCTTCCGGCTCTTTTCCGCTCTCCGCATAGATCAGCATCATCTCAAAAAGACGTCCGATTTCATCATATTCAAGCGTGCTGATCAGCTCCAGGAAGCTCGTCCATATCTTCAGATATTTCACGATCTCACTCCATTCTGAAAAATGGTTTTCATTGGTTTGCCCTCGTTTTCTTCGGTTTCGGTTGCTTTTCTTTGGTTTTGTTTGGTTCCTTTTGGTTTCAGAACGGGAGTTCGTCCGTCTCCACGGCCGTGAATCCCCCGGCAATCGGCATCTGCGTCTGCTGCGCCTGTTGCGGTGCCGCCTGCGGCGTTTCCTTCGGCGTCTCGCCGGGAGAGGACAGAAATTCAACATCCAGCGCCCGCACTTCCATGTTCGCGTAGGTCTTGCCGTCGTTGCCCGTGTAGGTGGAAACGCTCACCGAGCCTTCGACCGCAACCTTCCGGCCTTTAATCAGCCATTTCGCGCAGTTTTCGCCAAGCTCACGCCATGCGGAAACCCGGAAGAAGTCCGCTTCAGCCTGCTGCTGGTTCTGCGTCTTCCGGCGGTTCACCGCCACCGTGAAGCTGCACACGCTGACCCCGCTCTGTGTGGTCCGCAGTTCAGGATCGCGTGTCAGGTTTCCGATAATCGTCAGTTTGTTCATGGTCTTTTCCTCCTTAATCTTTCCATTCGCTCAGCGAGTACGGGCACAGCAGCCCGCCATCGTAAGTATCCAGCGGCAGGAAGCTCTCCAGCACATTGTAAAGCGCGCACTCCCTGCAGCTCTTCTCGTCCTCGACGCATCCGGCGCATTTCTCCCGGGTCGTGTCGATCAGCGCCTTCGCCACGTCCTTTTCCAGGATCACGTTCTGGCTCATCGGCGTCAGCTTCGGCACCATCCGCATGTCCATGTCCTGCATCGTGTTGCGGATCTGTTTGCACTGCCCGACGGGCACCGTGCCGATCAGGTCGTCCGCGATCGCCTTCAGCCCGCCCAGAACCATGTTCATCCGCTGGCGTCCTCCCGGAATGCATTCCAGACGCTTCTGCAGATCTTCCTTCGCGTGGGCCGTGTAGCTGACTGCCCCCAGGAGGCACCGCATCGCCTCGTATTCGCTGCGGTTCAGCCTTTCGCAGTCCTCATCGCTCAGCCAGACCCGTTTCGGCCCCAGTTTCTCCGGTCGTTCCATTTTGCCCTCAAACCTCCTGAATTCTGATTCCGTTCCGGTACAGCATCAGCTTCTTCTTGATGCGGTAGACCTCTGTTTTAAGCCCCTTCACATCCTCCACGACACGGCGCCAGCCGGTTCCGTCGTTTGCCAGATACACGAAATCAGCAATGTATTTCAGCTCCCGCTCGATCACCTTCCCGCGCTCGTCTTTCTGTTTCGGGATCAGCACAAAGGGGACCTGACGCTGCAAGTCATGGATTTCCCCGGCGCGCTGGAGCAGTTTCAGCTCCTGCCAGCGGCTGTACTCCTTCACACTGTCAAACGTGCCGTCCGGTGTCTCCACCTTCCGGTTCCTGTACTTGCTCATTCATGTCCCCCTCTCTGTGATATTTGCATCCACGGTGATTCCTGTGGATCATGATGCCGAACAGCCTGCAGTAGACTACGTTTCCGCCGATCTTCCGGCCGTTTGTGCATCCAGCGCATATTGCATCACTTATTTGTGTTGCCCTCCTGATTTTTTTATTTACGCAGCCAGGCGATACCGCGCGTACCGTACCGGCTGTCCGTATCTGTTTAGAGATTTTTCCGTCTCCCGGATGATCGCATAGCCTTTTTTACGCAGGTCGTAGATCCTCGCGCCAAGTCGCATGATCCCAAGGTCGGCAAGCGCCTGCAGCGGCGTAATCGATCCGAAATCATCCAGATATTTGAGCACACGCTCCCACTGTCTCAGCTTCATTCCGACCATCCTTTCACAAATAGCTCTTTCCGAATACCTCCATGAATTCTTCATGGCTGTAGATCTCTTCAAACCTCTCCTGACAAGCCCGTTTGATCATCCTGTCCAGTTCCGGGTTCTGCTGGTGCAGCTCCATGTGAATATCATGCCGAAGCCACACCCAACAGCCCCATTTCTCGCTCGCTTTCCTCCGCGGTCCATGAAACACGTGATGCCTGTCCAGCCGGCCTTCGTACCCAGTTATGAAGCATTTTCGCTCTTCCTGCATGATGCTTTTGCTTCCCATGCTTTCAGCGCTTCCTCCTGCTCTTTGCTTGCCGGAATACTCAGGCCCATGTTCTCCATATCCTGCTTCAAAAAATCAATCAGCCTGCTCATGGACGCCGTATCATAGGTCGAACTGCCGTAATATGCGAAAACCAGCTTGTACCCAGGAAGCTTGCTGTCATCGATAACCTCCGCAAACCACCCGGTTCCCTTCGCTGCCCAGCGCCTCTGGAAGGTTTCCACCGCATCCTCCCGGATCGGCAGCGGCTCATACTCGCCAACCTCGCGGATCGCCCGCCGGTACACTTCTTCCTTCGGCACAGGAGGGATGATCGCGTTTCCAATATCCGTACACATGGCCCAGCACATCGCGTTTGCGTCTTTGCTCCGCTGCGGATTGTGCTTCTTGATCTCCACATCCACATCAAAATCCTTCAGCCTGTCATACAGCTTCCCGGCATCACCCAGGGTGGTGAAGGAAACAATCCACTCACCACCCGACAGCCGGAGCGGTTCCCTCAGCCGCCCATTCATCAGCTCGCCTCCGGCCTGCGGAAGTTCGCGCGGATCGCTTCGATCATGGTCTTCGCCTGCTCCATCGTGATCACCGCGCTGGGCACGTCCTCGATCACGCCCCCGGCGATCAGCGCCTTCCGCGCGTTCACAAAGTTGAAATTGTCGATCAGCTCCGGCGTGATCTCCTTCAGCCGCCGCATGATGAATCCTCCGGGCGTTTCCGGCTGCGCAGGAGCCTGTTCCGGGCCTTCGCCTGCGGCGCAGGGATTCTGTCCACCGTGCTCACAGAGGCCTGCTGCGCGGCGTTCTGCGGCCGCACGCTGGCGCTCTGCACCTGCTGGTTCTGCTTCTGCTCCTCCTGCTCAACCTCGGGAAGATCTTCCCCGGCGTAGATGTAGAGCCCCAGGCCGAACATCGCCAGATTTTTGACCAGGCAGCGCATGATGGTCTTGTTGATATCCATCATCGTCGCCGCTTCCACGCTCTTCTTTCCGAACTTCGTGGTGTACTCATACGGAGCCCGCTTCATGGCCCGGTTCGCGCCGTTCATCACCGGAAGCCACATCTCATGCGTTACCCCGTCGATCGTGACGCTGGTGTACACCATGTACCCGGTCTGCGGATCTTCCGTATAGGGAAGGCCATCCGCGTTCTTCCAGATCGTGTAGTGCGCGTCCGGGTAGCGCTTTTTCACCTCTGCCCACGCCCAGGGCCAGCTCAGGTACGTGAGCTCCTTGCCCTCGACCTTCTTCTTTTCCGTATGGCCGTTGATGTTCAGGCCGTTCAGATCCTCAAAAACTGCCATTGCGTTTGCCCTCCTTCATTACTTGCACTTGATCGTAAACTTGTCCGGCCGCACCGTTGCTTTGACCCCCGGCACGATCTCCCCATCCTCTGTGGCAATGCCACCGTCCGACGTTACCGTGAATTTGTGGTCCTTCTTCCACTCGCCCCAGGCCGCCTCTTCTTTGATCTTTACATACTCCGGCGAATTCGCCTTAAGCCATGGGACCATCTCAGCATCTGTGACCTCGTACTCCGGGTCCTGCTTCGCCAGCTTCAGAACCCCGCCGGGCATCTCATAGCTGCGGATCTTCTTCCCGGTCGTGGGAACCATGTCGAAGTACGGCCGGAGGCAGGTTTCCGCCCAGGCCCTCGTCCTGTCCCTGATCTCCTTCAGATTCGCGATCTGATGGTCATACCAGGTTTTCATCCGGTCGTACTGGTCCTCCGCCTGCTTCAGCTGCCGCAGAATCATTTCCGCGCTGGCGTCGTCCAGCACCGCAACCTCCTGCAGTTCCTCTTCCTCAGGAATCATTCTCGCCTCGCTCATTTTTTTGTTCCCCCTATTGTCCATATTTCCAAACCGTGATATAATTCACGTATGGATGTTGTGTTTGCCCTCAACATTCCAGCGTCGCCCCGTAGCCCCGGGACGGCGCTTTTCTGTTGATCGCATATCTGTTACCATCCCTTCAGGTTCGCCAGGTCATCCTGCCGCCTGCGGCGCTTCCACAGCCTGATCCGCTCGACCAGGGTCATCCTGTGCCACCGCGCTTTGCCGGTTCCGGCCATCAGATATCCGTACATCAGGCATCCTCCTTCCGAAGCTCACGCTTCAGGTCCATCAGATCGCACCAAAGATCCTCAACGTCATTCTTGAGCGACATAATGCGGTCTTCACACGGCATCCCGTCCACGTCCTCCGCAGCGGCGACAAGAAGATCCGTAGCATCTTCCAGCCGCAAGATCGCGGCTTTGATTGCATCCTCCGCTTTCTTCATCTGCTCCTCGCTCGGCTTTACAAGTGTCATTTCCATTGTGTTTGCCCTCCTTCTTACGCCATCCGGCGCATCATTTTCGCCCTCATCATTTCAGCCCTGATCACTTCAGGCGGCTGCACCGTCCGGCTGCGTTCCCATGCTTCCAGCACGCTGGCCCGTACCATGTACGGCCTTTCCATGTGCTCCATCTTTTGCATGTAGCGGATGGCCGTCTGCCTGGAGCACTGGTACCTCTCCATCAGATCCTGCACACTAAGAAGCCGCTCCATCTACCCGAACCTCCTCATAAAAGCTGTCCCAGTTCGCGTGAAGGATCACTCCGAGCAGCTTTGCCATATGAACCGGAATGTTCCGCTTTCCACATTCATAGCGGGAAATCGTTGCAGATGTCGTCCCAGCCTTCCGCGCGACATCCTCAATCGTCATTCCGGCGGCTTTCCGCGCTTTCCTGAGTGCTGATTCCATTTCGGTTTTGTTCCCCCTTTCCGTTAAGGTAATTATATTATATACCTTTTCGGTAATTTGTAAACCCCTTTTTTGCAATTTTCTTCCCAATTCGGTAATATTCTTTTTGTTGCCGTTGTGGTAATATTCATACAAAAGGAGGGCAAACATATGAGAATTAAGGAAATCAGGCAAAGCCGGGGAATATCTCAGGCAACCGCCGCCAGGGATCTGAATCTGTCACAAACCGTATATAACCGGTATGAAAACGGCGTCCGGGAACCGTCAGCGATCATCCTTTCCGCAATCGCGGACTATTACGGCGTTACTGTAGATGAATTGCTGGGACGTCCGGCCCCGGATGAGCGCAAAGAAAAAGAAGACGCCGACGTAATGGAAATCCGGGAGCAGCTCCGCCGCGATCCGAATACCCGGATGCTGTTTTACGCCGCGAAAACCGCATCCCCGGAGCACATCCGAGCGGCTGCCGCCATGCTGAAAGCCCTGGAGCCGGAGGATATGGAATGAAGCTGCTGGAAGGAGAATACGCCGTCCGCGTTGTAAATTTCCCAGGGGATGTGCTCGGATGCGTGAAACTAACCAGGGACGGGAGCGACTTCCCGAACATTTATATCAATGATCAGCTGTCTCCATCCGCAAAGCGCGAAGCATTTGCTCACGAAATGCATCACCTGGAGCATGATGACTTTTATAACCAAAGGACCATAGAAGAGGTAGAAGATCAATAGAAAGGAGGTGTGATCATGGGACGTTATCTGAAATGCCCGAAGTGCAAGAGCACGAATGTTGAGGAAGTTTCCGAAAAAAAGAAGGTATCCATCACAAAGGGTCTGATCGGCGGTGCGCTTCTCGGCCCGCTTGGAGCGGCTGCCGGAGCTCTCAACGGCAAGAAAAAGCATTCTTTCCACTGCAATGACTGCGGATATCTGTTTGAGGAAAAGGTCTGATGCCGCGCCAGAAAAAACAGCGCCTGAAACGGCGCTCGGACGGCTATTTCGTCTGTCGGTACAAGGATCAGTGGTTTTACTCCCTGGACGAGGACGAGGCGCTGGAGATGCGAAAAGAATACAAGCGCCTTGAAAAACAGGCGCTTCTTTCCGTGCCAACCGTTGCGGAGTTTGCGGAGAAATGGATCGACCGCGCGTACCCGTCTGTTGCAGCCACTACGAAAACAGGCCTGAAAATCCACCTGAAAAAGCTGACCAGCGCCATCGGTGACAAACTGATCACAGAAGTGAAGCCTTCCGACATCAAGGCCATCTATGGCGAAGCGTATATCGGAATGTCGAATTCCTATATCAAGGCCGGAAAGCAGCTTTTCTGCGCCCTTTTTGACTCTGCCGTCGCGGACGGATATCTCCGCGCGAATCCGGCCAGGGACCGCACAGCAAAACCTCACCGCGGAACAGAACACACCCACCGCGCGATCACGGACCAGGAACGGCGCTGGATTGAAACCCTCTGCACGGATCACCGCGCATACCCGGCCATCATCACCATGCTGTACGCCGGCATCCGTCCACAGGAGGCAAAGGCTCTCACCATCGAAAAAGCCGTCGATCCGGAGGCCGGCGTGATCCACATCACGCAAACAGCCCACCGTGATGGGAATAACCAGTACAAAATCACCGGTCAGGGAAAAACAAAGAACGCGATCCGGGACATTCCGCTCTTCCCGCCTGTCTCCGCAGCCCTGAAAGGCCGGACGGGCCTCCTGATCACCACCGCCAAAGGGAAACAGATCACCTCCACCACCTGGCGGAACGCCATCGAATCATACCGTGTTTGCATGGAAAACGCCATCAACGGCATGCCGAAGCGCTGGTACGGCCGGACAAAGGAGCATAAAAAAATACTGGCAGAGGGAGGAACCCTGCCAGCCTGGATAGAATTTACAGTTGTTCCGTACGATCTCCGGCACTCCTTCTGCACCTGGGGCCGGGATCACGGCGTGGAGCTGCACACCATGATCGAATGGATGGGCCACGCGGACGCGAAAATGATCATGAAGATCTACGATGAAGTCCGCGACAACAGGAGCAAAACGGAGGCCGAAAAACTGCTAAAATCCGCGTTTCGTAGTGGAAACGGTAGTGGAGAAAATCCAAAAGAGCCGGAAACGCACGAAAAATAAAGCACTTCAGCCCCTCCGACTTTTCCATTCATACCCGGAGTGTCATAGGTTCGAGTCCTATTTGAGCCACATATGCAAACCCTTGAGGAATCAATCCCCAAGGGTTTTTCTTTGCCTGTTTGCATATGTCCAAAACATATCAAAACGATCATTTCTTATCAACTTTGGTAGTGGAAACGGTAGTGGAAGTCAGTACCTTCCGTCGTCATCTATCAGGTCGACCTTTTCCCGGATAATTGCAAGCGCTTCATCATACGATCCGCTCATGCAAACACGATTCCATGTGTCGTTGTACTCCGTGATTCTGCGCTGTTTCCGAAACGCATCCTTAAACATGTTCAGGATCGCGTAAATGTTCCCGGAAGGCCCTCCGGAATTGAAATGGATTTCTGGCCTTTTCATTTCCTTATCCTCCAATCTTAATCTGACTGCTGTCCACCACCGGCGCCAGGAAGTAGTGCGCATACTGAACAACCTTGTCATACTTTTCAGCAGATCCCATGAAGGATTTTGCTGTCTTCTGTTCTTCTGATGTCATATCCGCATACTTCTTTTTACCGAATGACGGCGGCAGCCAGTTCTTGCCTTTAGCAGCAAAGATATTGAACCGGGCCAGCAGGTTCATGTCCTTGAATTCCAGATGAGCCGTGCCCTTTTTGTAGAACGTAAGGTAAAAATATTTGCTGTCAAGCTTTTTTGTTTCGCCGGTTTTTTCAGCATCCAGAAGCACATCCATCAGGTTTTTGTCCGGTGTCCTGCCACCGTCAAGGTAATTAAAAACCTTTTCAATGTCCATCAGCTTTTCCCGGACATTGTAGACATGGAATTCAGGTTCGATCCTGCTGCCCCAGTCCGTATATCCTCTAAGCGGAAGGATGACTTTTTTGTTTACTGCGAATGCGTCATTGGTTCGCCAGCCGTCAAAATAGTGCCGGTTCTGGGCGTTTTCGTCCCAGTGGTATTTCCGCGTCCAGTCATCAAACAGGGCCATGATTGTAGCCTCTACGCCCTGAGTAATCTGCGCATTCATCTGGATCATGATCTCCTTGATATTATAAAATGAGAATTCATAATCCTCCAGCTCTTTGACCCTGTTGTATAGCTGCGTCCGAAGGTTAGTGGTCAACTGCTCAACAAACTGCGGGGATTCAAAAAGGGCTGACCAGTATTTATGCCGACATTCCCGTATCCACCTGTCCTCATGCGCGGATTCTGTGCCAATCGCCAGCGACATAGACGAGCTGAGCACGGAGGAAACGGCCCTGTATTCCTGGATCAGCCGCAGGCCGCTTTCAACCTCGTAATTATATCTGTCGATGATCGCCTCCACGAAATCGGCTTTGCTCAGGGCTGCATACTCACTTTCCTGCATGCTGACGTATTTGTGCGCCGGCCTGAGTTTTTCGAGGATCAGGCTGTCCTCAAGATCGACCTCAGGGGCTTTGTATCGGATCATGGCTACTTCCACATCCGTCTTCCGTTCCGCTTTCAGGAATTCGCCCTGGTGGTAGGTGATCTCCGCATTGTTGTCCGTCAGGAATCGGAACAGCTGATACCGCTCGTTATATGCCGAATGGTTGCGGATGGTTTCCGCATTGCACAGGGCCACCAACGTCCCGTTCGCATCCAGCAGGGAAATGGCCTTCAGGATGTGCCGCGCCGCGTCCTCGAAGGGAGGATTCATGACGATCAGGCTGTACCGCTTCATCGTCTGGTAGGTCAAAAAGTCGTCATGCACAACACGGTATTTTTTATCCTTCAGGATGGATCGGAGGTTCGGATCAACCTCAATGCAGTCAATGTCGGCCCGCTGCTCCTCCGCGTAATACCTGCTGGAGCAACGATAGATCCTCCACTTTTCATTGATGGCCTCAGCGAGGTTTCCCTTGCCTGCGCTTGGCTCAAGGATCGTGCTGACGTAATCCCATTTGATACCCTCCAGCATTTTGGATGCCATGCTGGCCGGAGTAGGGTAAAACCCGGAAGCAGCTTTGCGCTGCTCCGGGATCGTTGCGATATTTGTCATCTGCGTTATTCCTCCTTCCGTGCAAACGCCTCTAGGAGATCGATCATGTCGTACACTTCATTGATACATGCTTTGTAGTCCCATTTGGCTTCGACCCGGACCTGCTGGACCTGGAAGCGCCCTGTGTGCTTGTATTCTGTGTCGCCTTCCATCTTCTCACTGTCGGAATAATTGAAGATCAGCAGCTCCTCTCCGAATTTTCCGATTCTGCGAACATCGACCTCAGGAGAACCCCAGAAGGACCTCAACTCGATGTAGTATCCTTCGCCTTTCGCTCCCACGTTCGGAATGCCGCTGTCATCTTTCATTATTTCTTTCCATAACGTATGATCAAAAGCGTGCCCGGTGCCATTGTTCACAACGGTTAGGCCTTTATCCTTTGCGATCTTCTCGATCAGAATGATAGCGCCCTTGATTACCTGCTCCTTTGTCATTCCTGTCCATCCTCCTCAATGCTTTTTCATGAAATAATAGTTTTCGCCAAGCTGGCCAAGTTCTTTGTCTATAGCGTAGCACATTGCGATATGCTTGACCGCCGCTTCTGCAGTGTCAAAAGTGCGGTTAACGCAATCTTCCCGGCCAGACTTCAAATACCTGACGTATACATACCACATCCAAACCTCCAAACGCCGGGGATATTACCCTGCAATACATTTATACATTTTTTTGATATGATCCACCATTTCCTCGATTGTGTGCGTCATTTTTATTTTATTACACCATTCGCAACACGGAACGCAATTTGATGCTGTATACCCTTTGGCATTGTCAACACGGTCAACTCCGTTATAAGGATTCCCATACTCACCACAATATCTGCATTTATCAGATACTAACTTTGCAAAATCTTCTTTTGAAATATTAAATTCAATATTTCTCTGTTTTGCGTTTCGTTTGTACGATCTATATCTACCGTTTAAAGAATTCTCTCGCATCCGTTCACATGATTTACAACTTGATCCCAGTCCGCTCTTGCGTAAAGAATTTTTTCTAAATTCGCATACGGGAAGGAATTTTTTGCAAGTTGAACACCAAGAAAATTCTTTTTCTGTCATATTACTCCCTTTCTCCGGGGGATTAGCCGCCCCCGGTCGGCGTGTCGGTCAATCATCGAACAAGTCACAATACGGGGTTTCGCTGATGACAGGTGCTCCAATAATCGGCTCTTTCTCCACAAGCATGATATTGGCAATCGTGAAGCGTCCGTCCTGATCGTCAATCGAAAACCCATGCTGCTTGCAGTACTTATGCATCTCTCGCAGAGCGACATCCCGGTTCTCATCTCTGAAAATGCATACATCCGGCCTTGCCGAACCTTTGTACCGTTTCAGAATCACGGAATACTCAATCATGCCGCTTTGCCCTCCTTCTCCTTCCATTCCTTCAGCTTCCGCGCGTTCTCGCGCTCGATCTCATCATGGATCTTCAGCTTCTCCTTCATGGTCATAGTGTTTGCCCTCACTTTCTCCGGTCTGGCACCGGCTGCGAGCGGCCATCGTGGGCCGCCCGTCTGCCGAAGTCAGCCTGTAATCTCATCGTAAATGTCGAAGCCGTCATCCTTCCACCCCATGCTTCCCATGTGTCCGGCGATTTCGATCCGCTTGGATATGATCCCTTTGCCATTGATCTCGACCGGGCAGATCCAGCAGCCATAAATCCATCTGCCGCCATTTTTCTTGATCTCATCCTTTACCGGGTAGGTATTGCCCTTCAGGACGTACCCGACCCCGTCTTTTCCGCATCCGTACTCCGAATACCGGAACTCCATTGCCTTGCGGTGCGCTTCCGCGATCTCGTCCGCGTGCTCCTCCGCGTATTTCGCGGCCTCCTCTGCCCGCTTCGCGTTCCTGGCCTTCTGCTTTGCATCGAGCTTCGCCCAGTATTCAGGCGTGTACTCCTTGACGATCTTCGCCTTCGTCCGCACTCCGGAACCGCCGCAGGCGTAGCAGGTTTTCCCGGTGTTGATCCATTTGTCCAGCATCCCGTATCCGCAGCAACGCGGGCATTTCCAGTCGTAAAAATACTTGGTTCCGTTTTTGTCGGTCTTGAAATACTGAAGTTCCATATGGTTCATCGTGTTTTCCCTCCGCTTTTAATGTGTGGGAAGCTTCTCAGTTGTTCCCGGTCATCCGCTTCAGGATCTCTTCCTTCGTCAGGTCGATGTCCTTCTGCCGCTCGCCGTAGCTGCATTCTCTCGCTTCCTCAAGTTCCAGGGTTACCAGCTGCTTCAGCAGCTCCTCGTTCGTCGCGCTCGCCAGCCAGGCTTTTTTCTCCTTCATCGTCATAAGTGTTTGCCATCCGTTTTCTTTAAGTGGGGGAAGCTTCTCGGTGATGTTATCCAAGTCGCTTATCCGGGATTTCCCGGTTCGCTTTGAAGTCGTGACCTGCTTGGTTTTCCCTCCTGCCATCCTACCGTATCCATTGGATCACTCGGACGCTATTGGGCGTGAACCCGTCCCTGACTTCCCCGTGGCCGGTTCCCCGGCTCGATACTATAATACAACTTACGAATTGTATTGTCAACAGGAAAATCGAGTTTTTTGAATTTTTGCACGAAAAAAGGCCCCGGTTTTCACCGGAGCCGATCCATCACCGCCCTGTACAGGCGAGGATGGATTGCATGGATCGTGTCCATCATTTCGTCCATCAGGGGCCAAACCTCTTTCTGCGGTCTCCCATCGATCAGCCGGGCAAACTCGCTGTCGCTGTCATTCTGTATCATGGGTTCCGACGCGGTTTGCGGAGCTGCGTAGGAGTAGCCAGGGAGCGGCCCGGCGTCCTTTTCTTCCCCGAACAGCTCCCGGCGTATCGTGTAGAAAGCGGCCAGCTTGATGGCTGTGTTTGCGTTAGGGTTCCTCTGCCCCTGGCATTCGGCAATCGCCTCCTGCAGATCCTGCTCGGTGATCAAGGGCACTCACCCCCTCACGCGTTTTCGATCTCTTCGGCCATGCGCTGGATCTTCTGACGCGTCCTGTCATCGGGGGCCTGTTCCATCAGCTCGCGCAGCTCGTCCGCGAAATCTGTGCGGGAGTATCCGCGCTCGCCGGAATACCGGCCCATGCTGTCCCGGCGCGCATTCCTGCGCCCACGGGCATAGCTTCCACCGTTGGACATTCCGCCCATGTTGTTTCCGTCGGCATAGGTGCCGCCCATCCAGTAGGGATACCGGCCGCTGTACTCTCCGTCACCTTCATCCATCTTCATCATCTTCTTGATGGAGGCCATGGAGTGAGTCAGTTTTTCCAGCTGATCCAGGTCGCTGGCGCTCATGCCGTTGTTCTTGATCTTCCGGATGGAATCGCGGTATTTCTCGTGGAGAACCTCGCAACCATCCTCATAGTCTTTCAGGTAATCCATGATCTTTCCTCCTTCCCGTCAGGCTACCCGGTTGATCACCAGGTTTGCGTTCTGCAGCTCGATCACAGGGGCCGGGGTCTCCGCAGGATCGCTGGACGCGGGAACAGCCCGCAGAGACAGCGAATAGCAGCATCCTTTCGGCACCGTGATGATCGCCGTGGATGTGACGTTGAAAAACTCTTCAACCGCCGCCGGGGTGACGATGGCCCGGCTTGTCAGCCTG